ATGGATCTCGACAACGCCGTTCTCTCGCACGACACGAAGGACCCGAAGGAGAGGGAAGAACTCTCCAAGAAGGTCGGCGAGGTAAACGACCGCAGCCGCAACGGGAGCGGAAAGTAGACGCCGGCCCGATACCCGAAGCCCCCGTACCAGAGCACCGGTACGGGGGCTTCGACGTGCCCGCTTCCGCCTGCCCCACCGCCCCGGGGCGACGCCTTCGCCCCGGGCCGGGCCGGTGTCCGCGCCGCCCGACCGTGCGGTGGTAAACACCTGATGAACGCGCAGATCAGCCCCCGGCGCCGGTCCCATCTGGTGACTTGCTGGCCCCCCGCTCCAAGTCGGTCCGTTGTCCGGGGTTCAGCTCCCGGCTCCGGAAGTACCGCTCCACCGCGCTCCACATCCACAGCCGCAGTCGCCCCCGCTCGTAGACGACCGGGGGGAAGGCGGGTGTACGCGCGAGCTGGCGGATGCGGGCGGGGGTCAATCGCGGTAGCCCGGCCGCCTCCAGATGGTCGGGCATCTCGGGAATCGACACGAGCACAGGCTGCTCGTCCACGCGCGGCTCCACGTCGGGGGAGTCGGACATACCGCCATCCTCTCACGAACCTGTTTGCGCGAGTTGCGAAAACAGGTAGACTGATCCATAACAGCACAAAACCCCGGCTTCGCGGTCGCACGTGAGAGCCGGGGCGCTGAACAAAGCGGCGGTGCCCGGTGGTCGCACACCGGACACCGCCTCATACCCCGGCCCGTGGTCGCACACGGAATCCGGGCGCCAGACACCTGCCACTAACAGGAGCTGACGTATGGGCCACTCTACTGATCTGAAACCGGCCGAGCGTGCCTCGGCCGACAGCCCCGACTTCGTCGAGACCGTCGCAAGGGTCCTCGTGAACGTCGCGGAGCACTTCACCACCACGCGGCCGACCGAACCCCTCGACCAGAACGCGCTGCTGGTCAGCATCGGCGCGGAATCGTACAAGGTCTGCGGCCGGAGCATCGGCAGCCAGGCCGCGCACATCTCCCGCGCCACGCTGTCCGTCGCCCCCGCCGTCGAGCAGGCCATCACCCGAGGCGAGTACGCCCTGCGACTGCGGAAGACCGTCGGCCTCCCGCCGGAGATCGCTCAGGCCAGCGACGACAACGAGCGGGTCATCCCGCGCATCCCCGGGCCGCGCCGCGAGCCGCAGCCGGAAGGGGGGCGTTCCTGATGTCCGACGCCCCGAAGTGCTGCGGCCGGAAGATGAAGCGCGAGGGCAGCAAGTTCGTGTGCCGCCGCTGCCACGGCTGGCTCGACCCCGGCATCACTCGCATCGTCGCCGTACTGGCGCCGGCGGGGCGGTGGTCCGCATGAGCCCCCTGCGCCGCAGCATGCCGATCCGCGAACCCGAAACGCCGGACGACAGCCCGTACCGCACGGACTACGACCCCGAGCGCGGCGGCTGGTACCCGCCGGAGAAGACCCCCCAGCCGCCCACATCCGAGGACGCGCAGTAGCGCCTCGGAGCGGCCGGCACGGGACCGAAGGGCCGGGGCGGTAGACCCCGCGCCGCCCGCCTCGGCCCTTCCGCCGGATGTGCCCCCTCTCCCGATCCCGGGAGCAGCACGTCCGGCATCCCTCGCCCGAACGCCCCCAGAGGAAGGCACCACGATGCCCGACGAGACTCCTGACGCCCCGCAGTACCGAGAGCCCGGTGTGAAGTACCGCCGCGTCAAGAAGCAGCGGCAGGTCGTGACCGTCATCGACGGCTGCGAGTCCACGCACACCGAGGACTACTACGTCCAGGAGCCCGTCCCGCCGAAGGACTGGGACACCGTCATCCTGCGCGGCATCATCGGCCTCGCCGCCTTCCTCACGATCGCCGCGTTCATCGGGACATCGGCCAGTGTCGGCGGACTCCTCTCGGAGCTGCTGCACCCCTTCGTCGCCTATCTGATCGGCCTCGTCTTCACCGCGAGCTGGCTGGGCTGCCTCGGCCTTGAGTGGCTGGACGGCCGGATCGACCCGGACCGCGCCCAGCCCGCCCGTATCGCCGGATGGGTCGCCCTCGTCATCGGGATGGGTGCCGTGTTCGTCTACGGCTACAGCAACGACCTCCCGTGGGTCGGCGCCGTCGGCGCCTGCATCGACCTGCTGTCCAAGGGCTTCTGGGCGCTGCTCGTGCGCCGTACGCAGGTCCACCTGTCGAAGGGCGTCACGAACTGGGTCGTCACCCAGGAGCAGGAGGCAGCCGGCCGCGCTCTCGTCGGCGAGCGGCTGCGCCGCCTCTACCGCGGCGAGGCGTACCGGCGCGCGGTCGGAGGCCGGGAGCACCAGGCAGCGCAGGCCCTCATGACCGCCGCGCCCACCACCGACGCCTTGGCCGCCCCGATGTCCGGGCAGCGTCCGGACGCGTCCGCCCCGGCGTCCGGACCGGCCCCGGCCGAGCCCGCCCCGGAGCCTGCTCGACCCGTCCAGACCGCCCCGTCCGGACAGCCGTCCGTGACCGTGTCCGCACAGGCCAGTGCCCCGCCCGCGCCCCCCGCCCCGCCCACGTCCGGACTGGACGTGGACAAAGGCGCGGACACGTCCGGAAGCGGCCAGAACAACAACGTCGACGACGACGTCGCCGTGCGCGACATCGCCGTCCCCTCGATCGCCGCCATGGCCCGCGACGCCCTCGACCAGGACCCGGCCATGGACAAGGACGACCCCGCATTCCTCGCCCGCGTACAGAAGATCCACCCCAAGGCGGCGGCCGACACCGTCCGCCGCACCGTCCACCGCGAAATCCAACGGCGGAAGAAGACCGCGTCATGAGCATCGGAACGATCCTGCTGGCCGCCGTACTCGTCTGGCTCGTCTGGGGCCGGGGCCTGCGCCCCGGCCGCGCCGGACGGTCGGCGGCGGCCCGCGCCCGCCAGCTCCGCACGCCGCTCGTACGGCTCGCCGAGCTGGCCGGCGTATCGACCGTGCGCGGCCGTCAGGCCGCCCAGTTCGCCGCCGGCGCCGAGGGGGAGCGACGCACCGGCCGCCTACTGGCCGTCCTGCGCCCGCTCGGCTGGACCGTCCTCCACGACCTCGCGCTGCCCACCGGCCGCGCGAACGTCGATCACCTCGTGGTCTCACCCCGGGGCGTGGCCATCGTCGTCGACTCCAAGAGGTGGAACGCCCGCTACCGCGTCCGGGCAGTCGGCGGCCGGCTTCTCCACGGCGACGTCGACGTCACCGACCGGCTGCGCGGCCTCCGCCACGAGACCGCGACCGTCGCCCGCGTCCTCGATGCCCCCGTGATCTCCACCGTCGTCATGCACGGCGCCCCCGTCGACGGCGGCGCCCTGATCTTCGACGGCATCCGCATCGTGCCAGCCGACAGCGCCGTGCCCGTGCTGCGCGGCATCGCCCGACGCCACCGCGGCCACGGCCGCGACCTCGGCCGCCGCGCCGCCCGCGCACTCAAGCCGTACGGAAGGAACTGACCGATGGACCTGCGGCCCCGCTCCCTCCTCGGCCGCCTCGGCGACCTCGCCGACCGCATCGACCCCGACCACAAGCCCAAGGACGATGACGGACAGACGGACACGGCCCCGGACATGGCGGACACGGATGCCCCGGCCAGCGCGGACACCGTCCCGGACCGCCGTCCGGGCGCCTCGCGGCTCCCGGACTGGTGGGCGGAGAAGAAGCCGCTCAGCCTGGACGAGCCGGACCCCGCGACGCCCCGCGCGTTCCCCGCGGCCAAGGAAGACGGCGAGGGAGAGGCCGCATCCAAGGAGGACTGCGAGCACCCCAACCCACACGCGGTCCACGCCCAGCTGACGGGCGAACTCGTCGCCTACTGGTGCGCCGAGTGCGAGACGCAGCTCGAAGTCCCCGACTCCGAAGACGGCGAGGACGAGGAAACCGAAGACGGCGACCACGTGCCGTCGAAGTTCCGCAAGCACTGGCGCCGCAAGGGCCCCGGCTCCCGGATCTACCGGCGCCCCGCCTACCTCGACAGCAGGCCGGCCCCGAAGCAGTCCCTCATCCAGTGGTGGGTCGGCATGGACGCCCCGACGCGCTGGCTGCTCTACAACGGGACCGCGCTGGGCATCGGCTTCTACTTCGGCGTCCCGCAGTTCTTCACGGCCGAGACCGCCTACCTGGTGCACACCTACGGCTCGTGGACCGACTGGCACGTCTGCCTCTGGTACGGCGTCGCCGTCGCGATCTGGGCGCTCGACGCGCGCACCCGGAGCTGGTTTCCGCCGTTCGCCCTCGCCGGGCGCATCCCCCTGATCTCCATGGTCGTCGGCAGCCTCCTGTACGGCTCGACCGACCTAGTGCTGTAGCCCGCCCCGCCACCTCCCACAAGGACCCCGCATGAACAGCCTGCTCGGCACGCTCGGTCCCTTCGGACTCGCCTCCGTTCTCACCGTCGTCCTCATCGTCGGCACCAGCGGCGGCGGAAAGATCAAATCTCTGAGCTGGGGATCGGCGCTGATCCTCTCCGTCCTCGCCGGCGCGTCCTACGCGGCGACCGGCTGGCCCTTCTCTCTGGTGAAGGGAGTCGTCAACGACCTGCTAGCCCTGGCCGACGGCGTGTTCCCCGGACTGACGCTCTCCGCGATCGGCCTGTGCATGCTGGCGATCATCGCGTGGAAGAAGCTCAGCCTGCGCGGCGTGGTCATGATGGGCATCCCGTTCTTCTACATCGCCGCGAGCGCGGACGGTGGCCTTGGCGTTCTCGCCAACAAGATCGCTCTGGTCTCCCAGCAGTTGGCGGCGTGATGAGCCACGCCGCCCACCTGTACCCGGTCCCCGACCCCGAGCCCGAGCCCGACGACGAGACGGCGGGGGAGCGGGCCATGCCCGCGCCTGTGGCCGTGCCGGTGCCGCCGTTGCCCACCGAGCCCGAGCCCGAGCCCGAGCTGGACGACGACGCCGGCAACGACCAGGACGACGTCGACGAGCCCGAGCATCGGCGCCGCGCGCTGTCCCTGCCTGACCTCAGCCCGTACTACGACGTGCGTCCGCTCAAGGAGTTGGGGCCGCTCGCCGTTGCCGCCGGTCGCCGAGGCGGCCCCCCGCTGCTGCGCTGCCTCGCCAGGGTGGGGCACGGCGCCATCATTGGCGTGCTGTGCCTGCTGCGCGGCGTGCGGCTGCTCCTCGTCCTCCTCTACGCCTGGATGACGGGAGCCATCGGCAAGGGCGGCAGCTTCCCCGCACGCCTCGGCATCACGGCCGGCCTCGGCTACGTCCTGGCCACCGCGCCCGCCCAGCACCCCGCGGCCCCGTACGCCATGGCCGTCGCGTTCCTGCTGCTCCTCGTCGCCGCCGGAACCGGCCGAATCCCGGAGCCCGGCAGCAAGAAGAAGAGCAAGAAGGGGGGAGAGAAGGACCGGAAGTCGACGGGGGAGAAGGGCCAGAATGCCGGGAAGTCGGGGGAGAAAACCAAGAAGAACGACACCCCCGAAGAGGCCAACGCTCAGGAGAAGAAGGTCGAGAAGGAGAAGCCGAAGGACGCTCCCCGCAGTGGACCCCTCGCTCGCCTCCAGCGCCTCGGGAAAGAGCGCGAGAAGGCCCCCGCGGTCGACCTCACCAAGACCCCGGCCGGCTCCCCGGCCAAGCCCGCCGTAGCCCCCGCCGAGGAGTCCCCCGAGCCGGCCGATCAAGCACCCGCCGACCCCTCCCGGGACGACGTGATCCGCGCTCTCCACCAGCTCGTCGGAGAAGGTCGGGGGGTGCTCCTCACCACCCTCCGACAGCACCTCTCCCTGCCCGACACACGGGCCGTCCGGAGGGTGCTCGGTGAGTGCTCCATCACCATCCGTACGGGGGTGCGGGCAGAGGCCGGGAACGGGCCGGGCGTGCACCGCGACGACGTGCCGCCGCTGCCCTCTCCCCAGGGCTCCCCCCAGGGGCCCGGTGTTGTCGCAGGTCAGACTGCCAACGCCAACGCCAACAACGCTGCCAACGCCCCAGAAGAGGGGATGCGTGCAGACAGCAACGAGTGGACGGCCGAGGAGATCGCGAAGGGCTACCGGACGGTGCGGCACCCCGAGCGGGGTCCGTCCGCGTGGAAAATCGAGCATCATAGGGGGTGATCTGAAATGGAGGGGGTTGCGATGTACCGCTACCGCTGCGTGCAGTGCCGCACCACTTCACCACCGGTGCTTACTCGCAGCGCGCTCGCGCAGGAGCGGCAGAGCCACCGCGTCCTCAAGCACGGCGGCCACGTCCCTGACGGTGAGCAGGTCGTCGAGCCCGGTCGATTCAGCTTCTTCGACCTGCCGCGCGAGCAGCAGGTATTCGGCACGCTACTGGTCGCGGCCATCGTGATCGGAATTTTGGTTCGCGCCTTGTAGGCCGGGAGACCCCGTCTCCCGCTCGGTCGACGAAAAGGGTCGCGCACCGAATCGGTGCGCGACCCTTTCAGCTTCTCGTGGCAAATGCGACGCCCAGTTGTACGGGTGGTTGAGTTACCCGTAGGGGAAATGCTTTCAGGGCCCGGGGTGCTTGCGGGGACGAGGGCTTACCTGCCGCCCGGAACGCAGAGGGGCCGCGCACCGAATCGGCGCGCGGCCCCTCTGCGTTCTCCCTCGCTGTCGGTGTGCGCGGCAGGCGAGGGATGATGCGTAGCCCCGGCGGGGCGTTCGAGGCTCAGTCCTTGATGGACTTCACGGTCGGCTTCCGCTTCGGGGCGACGCCGTACTCGCGGGCGATGTCGCGCACGGTCTCCTCGGTGTAGGGCAGGTGCGCGGCCATCTTGCCCTGCGAGAGGCCGGACGCCCGCAGCTCCTCGGCGATCACCTTCCTGTAGGCGTGCCGCTTCCGCTCGTACGCGTCCCAGGCGTCGTTCATCTCCTGCTCGGCCTGCTTGAGGTCGTCGCTCGGCTCGTAGGCCGGCTTGGGGTCTTTCGGGTGCGCGGTCATGCCGCGAGTATTCCACAAGGCTTCTTTGGCAAACGCGCTGGTCGTGCCGTGACGTGCGATTTTCCCGAAAATATCCGCGCCCAAATGGGTTTTCCCAAGTTCGCTTGGGTATGATGGTGATTGAACCACCCACCATCACAAGCCGAGAGCGGGCGCCATGACCGAGACCACCGCACAGTCCTACGCCGAGAAGCTGGCCGCGGCCTCCCCGCCGGCCGCCGCAGCCTTCGCGGTCGGCACCGCAGCCGAGCCCGGCGAGCGGCACGCCGAGATCGCCGACCTCGCGCAACGAGCCGAAGCCCAACTCGTTCACGCCCCGGAGGAGTTCCGGCCGCACTACGCGCTCCTGGCCAACACCACCCTGTGCGGCCTGGGCATCGACCGCTGGCTGACCTCCGAGCAGGCCGCCCGAGTCTCCGTACTCTGCAAGGCGTGCGAGACGGCCGCCCAGGACATCGCCGCATCCCGCGAGGCACAAGCGGCCAAGGACAAGGCCCCGGTCACGGACCCGCAGGTGCACCGGTTCGACAGCACCGGAGACGCCTACGGCGAGACCCAGTGGAACGGCGAGATCCGCGACGGCGACGTGCTCGTGATCGAGTCGGAGGGCGTCGTGGGCATCCTCCGCCGCGCCTGGCCCGCCGCGCTCACCGAGCAGCACGGCGAGCTGCACACGCTGACCGCACCGGCCGCCGAGATCGACGACGCCAAGTACGCCGCCAGCGTGGCCACCGCCGCCGAGGCCGCTCGCCAGCTCGGCCTGGCGCTGGAACTGATGCACACGCCGGCGGAGGCCGCGACCGGAGACCGCGTCACTCTCCCCGACGGCTCCGCGAAGACTGTGACCGGCACCATGCGCAACGGCGGGAAGCTCTGGCTCCTCGTTGGAGACGGCGCCGCCCACCGAGCCGACCGCTGCGAGCGCGTCGACACCTCGCGCGTCGACGAGGCCAGCGCGACCGCCCGAAGCGCCGCCCTCGTCCTGCGCGACGCCCAGGTGGCCGGCGAGGACGCCGCCGCGGCGGCCGTCCGCGAACTGGGCGAGGCTCTGCGATACCTCGCGCAGGCGGCCCCCGAAGAACTGGCCGCGATGGCAGCCGAGTCCACGCGCCGCCTAGTCGTCGAGGTGCCGCGTCTGGCCGTGGTCCCCGGCGACGTCCTCCGCGCCTTCGGGGTGCGGCTCGACGTCTTGGACGTCGGAGTCTCGACCGCTACGGAACCGCAGTGGTGGGCGCGGGTCCACGGCGTCGACGAGTCCGACCGCCGCGCGACCTACCGCGCGCCGTGGAACGTCGGCATGGGCGCCGGATACGCCGCGTGGGACCTGGTGACCGTCGAGCGCATCGCGCCCGCCTACCCCTTCTGAACAGCACCGATCCGACACGAGATTTGAGGAGCAGCAGCATGTACGACGTCACGATCAAGGCTCAGGGCATCGAGGACCGCGGCTACCACTGCAAGGACGGTGCCGAGCTGCGGACGCTCGTCTACGGGGTGTTCCGCGTCCAGGGCGAGCCGGTGAAGAACGACAGTGAGCTGATCGCGGAGATCGGCGGTGCCCGCTCCGCCGCCGACCTCGGCGGCGTCGGGTCGGTCGGCGCGGGCGACTGCACGGTCGCCGTCGCGGAGGTCGAGGACTGGACGGAGTTCTCGTGCGACGGCCACGAGTCGCTGTACGTCGGGCTCGGCGAGACTGTGCGGTGCGACGGGACGTGCGGGCCCCGGCGACGCTTCGACCGGGCTGCGCTGGTGGATCTGTCGGTCGCGCTCGATGACGCCGAGCTGGATGCCACGGGTGGCTGCGGCGGGTGCGGTCTGGAGGCCGGCCAGATGTGCGCAGCGTGCCGGAAGTGCAACTGCGAGCGGCACGACGTGTGCGTGAGGCCGTCGGCCGACGCCGCCGAGTAGGCCGCGCGGACAGGTAGCCGGGCACGTCCGGACGCCCCGTCTTCCCAGGGGGGAGGGCGGGGCGTTCTGCGTTCCCGGACGGTGTCCAGCCGTGCCCGGACACGGCTTCCTTTGCCGACCTTTTGCCAACCAAGGTTTCCCAAAAAGGTTTTCCCAAGGGTCCTTGGGTATGATGGTGAATGTCACACCACCTCACAAAGCACAGCAAGACAGGCGAAAGGGCACGGCATGAGCGCTACGGACACCACCACCCACCCCGCCCGGTGCCTCAAGTGCCGCCGCCCCCTCCGCCAGCCCAGCCCCGACGGCTACGGCCCGAAGTGCAGGCGCAAGGTCCGCCGCACCGCCCGCACCAACCCGGCCGGCTTCCACGGCTGGCAGGTCAACAAGGCGGTCGAGCTGCTGGAACTGGGCGCGATCGTCCCGCTCCGCAAGACCAGCAAGAACCGCGTGTTCCTCGTCGTCAGCGACGACGGCAGCGAGATCTACCGCACCGCCGCGACCGGCCAGTGCAACTGCCCGGCCGGCCTGCGCGGCGCCCGCTGCTACCACGCCGCAGCCGCCTACGCCGCAGCCGCCTGACCCGACATCCCCCTGGAGGACAGCAGCATGAACGCCCACGCGAAAGCAGCCACCCGCGCCCGCCTCCTCGGCAAGCTGATCCGAGGCCGCGCCACCGGACACCCCCGGCGCCGCGCGCTCCTCACCGCCGCCCGGCACCTGCACGACACCTCGGGCGCCCTCCTCGACCACGCCGACACCGACGGCCTCCCCGACGACGCCGACACCTCCATCTGGGCCGCGCACCGCGCGCTCATTAACCGTGCCACCGGTCTGGCGCCCGCCCTTCTCCAGTACGTCACCGCGCCGGTCACCGGCCACGCGCCCACCCTGCCCGAGCTGGACCTGATCCACCCGACGTTCCGCTACCGGGCACGCGACCTCCGAGCCCGCCACCTGTACGTGATCGAGATGGGTCACCTCGACAGCCACGACGAAGACGTGGCCCTCGCCGCGTACAGCGCCCTCGCTGACCTGCACCGCGAATGGGACCAGCTCACCGACGACGCCCGCGACGAGCTGCGCGTCGACCGCACCCGGCCCGTCGTCTACCGCACCGCAGACGGCCGCCGCTCCGCCGAGCACCTGCGCGGCCACCTGACGGTCCTCGACGGCACGAGCGTCATCGCCTCACTCGACGTCCCCGACCACACCGCCCCCGGCGAGGTCTGGCAGCTCATCAACCAGGCCGCCCCCGCAGCCGCCTGACCACCCCGACCAACGAGAGGACCCGCGTGTTCTACGAGACCGTCACCCACCCCGGCGGCACCACCGAGGGCAACGCGAACGAGGGGCACGCCCTGTGGCTCCTCCGCCGGGCCGTGCGCCGCAGGTTCGACATCGACCTGACCACCGACGGCGGGATGCTCATCTCCTGGACCGCGCACCGGCAGGTCGGCGAGAGCGTCACCAGCTACCCGCGCTCGATCCGGCTCCGGCCGCACCTGCCCGTCGCGAAGGCCCTGACCGACGCAACGTGCTACGACCTGCTGCTCATCGACTCCGCACGCGACGCCCGGTACAGCTCGGTCCAGCGGGTCGTGACCGGCGGGGCCTGGCGCATCCCCCCGGCGGCGACCGCCCGCCTCCGGGCGCGCGGCCTGGTCGTCGTCGACGACGACCACCAGGTGCGGCAGAGCCTCACCGCGCGGATCGGGCTGTTCGCCCGCAGCCACCGCACCCGCACCACCGATCCTGAGGGCCACTACTACCCGCCAGGAGAGGGCGCCAGGCGCTACTCGGCGGCGAGCGTCGCGATCTGCGAGTGCGGGTTCGCCCGCCACTGCGGTGACCGCACCGAGGCCAGGCGCCATATCGCCGGCCACCGCCACGACGTGTGCAGCGACTTCGCCCGGTCCCTCGTCGGCGCCCTCGCCACGGCCTGACCCGCCACCCGGACACGCCCCGGACACCCCTGGGACGTGTCCGGGCGCTGTGCGGACAGTCGGCCGGACACCCCGCGCCACCTGCCCGGACAGCGTCCGAACACACCCGACATCCCAAGGAAGGACCCCAGATGGTCACCGCCCCGCCCACCGCCCGCCGCGGCCACGTCTACGTGATCCCCTGCTCGGGGAAGAAGCTCGACCACGCCGCACCGGCCCGCGAGCTATACGTCGGCTCGTACTTCCTGAGCTGCTGGAGGGCCGCGGCTGTCCTCGCCGGGGACGACGGCCTGGTCCTCGTCCTCAGCGCCCGCCACGGCCTCGTGACCCTGGACGAAGTACTGGAGCCCTACGACACCCGGTTCGGCGAACGCGACGCGGTGTCGGACCGGCTGCTCACCGCGCAGGCCCGGAAGCTCGGCATCGAGCACGCCCGCGAAGTGACCGTCCTCGCGGGCGCCGCCTACGTGCAGGCCGCCCACAAGGTGTGGCCGCACGCGAAGGCGCCGCTGGCCGGGCTCGGCATCGGCAAGCAGCTCCAGCGCTTGAACGAGATGAGCGGCCAGGCCGAGATGGACGAGCTGACGGCCAAGCACGGCCCAGCCATCGAGAAGCCGAAGCCGCCCGCCGCGCAGCCCATCGAGGCGGTCGCCGAGCACGGCCCGCTGTACGACGTCCCCGACGACTACAGCCAGCGCGAGCGGACGTTCACCATCACCGTCGCGGGAACCGAGCGGCACGACGGCGAGAAGCCGTACACCTACGTGGTGAGCGAGTGCAGCACCAAGAAGGCGTGGGCGAAGGTACTCGCCTGGGTCATGGTCGACCAGGAGACCGTCGACGCGCACGTGGTCGCCGGCGAGTCCTTCGAAGGCGAGCCCGAGCCGGGGTGCGGCTACTTCTGGACCGACCTGCGCTCGGAGTTCACGCGGCGGGAAGCGCTCAACGACCTCGCCGACCAGGCCACCGAGGCGGCCGACGCGTTCCACTCGGCGACCGCGAGCATGGTCCGCGACGGCGACGTGCTCCCCGGCCAACAGACCGCCTACGACACGGCACTCGGCGACGCGGCATACGACGCCTGGCCGCTGGTGCTGGAACTGGCCGCGAACGACGGACGCGACTGAGAGAGGAACACGACGATGAGCACGCAGAAGCACAGGGTCACCAAGACCAGCGGCGAAGAGGTCTGCGAGGGCGACGAGCTGCTGGTCGACTACGACCACCACGTGACGTTCGTGGGCGTCGACTGCCCCCCGTGGGAGGACGAGGAGACCGGGGAGTCCATGCCCGGCCGCGTCCGCGTCCGCTACGCCTGGGGCTCGGTCGAGGAGGTCGACGAGGGCCGCGCTGGCGTCTTCGTCGACGAGGTCTGACCCGCAACACCCGCCCGGGGCCGACCGGCCCCGGGCTCCCCCGACACACGAAAGCGAGACCCGAGATGGGCGTAGTCCTCGAACCGACAGAGCAGATGAGCCCCTGGTACGAGGTGGAGGTGCGCCGCGAGTCGGCGTACGTGTCCGCGAAGAAGTTCATGGCGGGCTATCTGCGTGAGCACTTCCACCAGGGCGAGACGACCGACGACGAGCGGGCCGTCGTCTGGCAGCCGGTCGACGATACGACGGTGGCCGCGCCCGGGGAGCCGCCGGCGCTGGCCGCCGCTCTGGAGCAGATCGCCGGGCACAGCCGCTACCAGGCGTGGCGGTCCGGCGGGAGTCACGCGGGCGGGGCGGGCGCGGAGCTGCGCGACGGCCGCCTTCTGGTGACCGCCCCGGCCTCGCACCGGTACGGCGAGTTGGGAGCCGAGATCGTCCACATGGAGTTCGCGTACGAGGACGTCGGCCCGATCCTCGCCGACCTGTGGAGGCTCACAGCGAGCTGACCGCTGCCAGCACGACAAGGCGCCCCGCACGCTCCCGTGCGGGGCGCCTCGCTGTGCGCGGCGGCTACTCGGCCGGTGCGGCGCGGCGGGGCGCCTTGCTGCGGTTGTGGCCGCTGGCGATGTCGTAGACGCGCTGCTCGGAGACCTCCAGGTGAGGGGCGAGTTCCTTCGCGCTGTGCCGGTCCAGAAGGGTGCGGGTGGTGCGCTGACGCTCTTGGCGCAGCCAGCGTTGGAGGTCGGGCACGGCCTTGAGCGCCTGGCCGAGAGCGCGGGCCTGCTGCATGGTCGGTTCGCCGTTGGCGAGGTCGGCGAGAGCGGCGAACGGCTCGGGGAGGCTGTGATCCATAGCCGCAGCCTAGTGGGTACCCACTGCGCGAGTGGATCAAGGTCGCGCGATCGGCGTTTTCGCAGGTCAACTCACCGAAATTCCGTGAATACACAGCCCCCAAATGTGTTTTCCCAAGGCAACTTGTGGAATGATGTATGTAGATCAACAAACCACACCACACAGCCCCAAGGAGCCACCGAAGTCCTGAGCATCGACGCCACGTGGTGCGAGACGGCCGCCATCGTCGACGCGGTCATGGCGGCCCGCCGCGCACTCTGACCACCCCCGAGGCGGGGCCAACCGGCCCCGCCCACCCACCCCCAGAAGGAGACCCGCCACATGGCGGCCATCAGCATCACCCACACCCGGGCGGACGGAACGCTCATCACCGACTCCGTGAAGGGAGACGGTGTCTGGGAGATCGTCCGTAGCCACGGGTTCCGCCCGTTCCGCTCCATCGGGGCGCTCGGCATCCCACGCTCCCGCGACAAGGAAGCGGACACCTGGAGGATCAACCGCGCGAAGCAAGCACTGGAGGCGGCCGGCCACGAGGTGACCGTCGAGATCAAGGAGGAGGTGCGCCGAACCTTCGCGGAGGCCGAGGCCGACCGCGTCGAGCGCGCCGAGGACCGCGCCGAACGGTTCAGCGACCGCGCGGGCCGGGCAGCCGCCTCGGCCGACGCCCGACGTGCCAAGGCGGACCACATCTCGAAGCGGTTCGAGTTCGGCCAGCCGATCCTCGTCGGGCACCACAGCGAGCGCCGCGCCCGCCGGGACCAAGAGCGTATCCACACGAACATGCGGAAGTCGTTCGAGGAACGCGACCGCGCGGGGTACTTGGCGAACCGGGCCGAGGCGGCCGAGAACTACGAGAAGCACCGCAACGACCCCATGCGCACCCTCCGGCGCCTGGAGAGGCTTAGGGCCGACCTGCGGGCACACGAGCGTCACAACGGCGACGCGACCGAGGGCCGGCACGCGCGGGCCATCCAGGATCTCCGGGAGGAGATCACGTACTGGGAGGAGCTGATCGAGAAGGCCAAGGCCGACGGCGTGAAGGTGTGGGGGCCGGACGACTTCGCCCCCGGCGACTTCGTGCTTGCCCGACGCTCCTGGTACGAGGTGGCCCGGGTCAACCCGAAGACGCTCAGCATCGCGTGGAACTTGCGGCTGGCGCCCATGGCGGTGATGACGGCCGAGGACGCCACCTTCAACGGGCGGGTCAGCACGCACAGCGCCGACTACACCCAGGTGCAGGCCCGTTGCCCGGGTGAGGCGATGCGGGCCTTCCTCGCCGACGGGAAGGTGCCCGGCACGAAGTCGGCCCGCGAAGCCAGCGAGGCGACCCCGGCCGACGTCGTCCGCGCAGCCCAGGCGGAAGCGAAGAAGGCGAGGTCGAAGCCGAAGAAGCGGCGCACCGACCCGAAGATCCCGAAGCGGGTGAGGCTCGAGTGCAGGCTGGGCGCCACCGAGGCGACGGTGACGTTCCTGAACGGCAACAGCCAGCCGCACAAGGATCACGAGCCGGTGACGCTCACCGCCCCCGACGGCGAGAAGTACCACCAGGCGACCTGGTCGCGGAATCTCCAGAAGCAGTTGGCCGAGTTGCTGGCCGAGCGCGGCTATGGGGTGAGTGGCGAGTGGAAGAGGTGCCGGAGTGCGGGATGGGGTGAGGCCGCCGCCATCGAGCCTGTCCTGACCACCCCGGCAGTCCCGGCGACACCGAACGGCTCGGCAGAGGAAGACCAGGGCGAGCAGGGGGCGCCCGAGCCGGGCAGCGCTGTGAACTGCGAAAACTCGTCAAAATTCACCCCCGATCTAGTGGGTACCCACTGTACGGGCAAGTGGGTACCCACTAAAGTTGATCTTGTTAAACCCCCCTCCCACCCGAGAGGTAAGGCAATGGCTGCCACCACGAAGACCACCACCCGCAAGAGCGCGGCCCCCGCGAAGAAGACGGCGGAGCCCACCAAGGTCAGCAAGCGGCGCGAGGCCATCGCCGAGAACGCGGCGGCCACCGCCGAGGCCGTGAAGACGGTCCTCAAGCGGGTGCCCGTCGACCGCGTCGACGCCGACCCGAACCAGCCCCGCAAGCACTTCGACGAGGCCAAGCTAAACGAGCTGGCCGGCTCCATGGCGCGGATCGGCCAGCAGCAGCCGGTCAGCGTCCGCTACAACGCAGCCACCCGCCGGTACACGCTCATCATGGGCGAACGCCGGTGGCGCGCAGCGAAGATCGCGGGCCTCACCGAGTTGGACGCCGTCGTGCAGCACGGCATCCAGGACGGCGACCGCACCATCCGCATGAAGGCCGTCGCCGAGAACGTCGGCCGCGCGGACATGACCCCGATGGAGGAAGCCCAGGGATTCCAGGGCCTCGTCGACGACGGGTACACCCTCGAAGAGGTCGCCGAAGGCGTCGGCAAGTCCACCGCGTACGTCGGGTGGCGTCTTGATCTCCTCAAGCTCTGCCCGAACGCCCAGGAGGCCATGAGCAAGGGCCACCTGCCGCCCGCCCTCGCCTGGTACGTGTCCAAGCTGTCCACCGACAACCAGACGCGGTTCCTGGCGAAGTACATGCGCGGCGGCTTCTCCAGCACCCGCGACGCCGAGGCGTTCGTCAACGCCTGCCGCGCCGAGGAGGAGCGCCGCGCCTCCCAGGGCTCGTTCTTCGTCCTCGCGGACGAGACCACCACCCCGAAGCCGGGCGGCGAGCAGGACGCCCTCCCGGGCGCGCACGACGTCCCCGACGAGGAGCGCGAAGCCATCGCGGCCGACCGGCAGAAGCTCGTGAAGAAGGTCGACAAGCTCTCCACGGCCGGCGAGATCCTGTCCGAGATCGTCGCCATGGACGCCGACCAGCTCGCCCTGCTGCTCGCCGGAACCGGCGGCGGAGTGGGCGGCTACCGGCAGCGCATCGAGCACCTGCGGGACCTGACCACCAAGGCCATCAAGAACCTGCGCGACGCCCAGGCCGTCGCCGCTGTCCGCGCGGGCGCCATCGAGATCAACCCCGAGGCCACCGCCAACTGACCCGGTGAGGGACGCGCCCAGTGCTGGCGAGCGCGGCGCGTCCCTCCCCGTCCCCCTTCACCAGGAGGTATCCGTGCAGTTCCCGAACGACGTGCTCCGAGTCCTGACGGACGAGCGCACTGTAATCCACAACGACCGCGTGCAGGTTCCGTTCGAGATCGACCGAGCGGTCTACGAGCGGATGAACAAGGTGCTCAAGGAGATGGGCGGCCGCTGGGACGGCCGCAAGCACGTGCGCGCCCACCAGTTCCCATACCGGATCGAGGAGTTCATGCGGCAGTGCCTCGCGGCCGGTGAGTACCCCTCGAAGTACGACCAGGGGTGGTTCCCGACGCCGCCGCGGCTGGTGACCCGGCTCCTCGACCTCGCCGGGATCGGCCCCAGGGCGACGGTCCTGGAGCCGTCGGCCGGCTCCGGCGCGATCGTCAGCCAGGCCGCGCAGCGCGGCGGCGTGGTCGACGCCGTCGAGTATGACGAGCGGCGGGCCGGGCTGCTCCGCGAACAGGGCGACGCCCGCAGCGTGAAGCACGCCGACTTCCTGAGCCTCGACCCGCTCGACCTCGACGAGGGGTACGACCGGGTCGTCATGAACCCGCCCTTCGCCAACGGCATCGACCACATCCGGCACGCGATCGGGTTCATGAGCGACGACGCGGTGCTCGTCTCCGTGATGACCCAGGGCCTTATGTGGTGGTCGGACCGGAAGACGGTCGAGTTCCGGCAGATGGTCGAGGACGCCGAAGGCGAGATCGAGGAGCTGCCCGACGACTCGTTTCGCGAGTGCGGCACGAGCATCCGCACGTGCCTGGTGTACCTGCCTTCCTGGCCGGGCAGTTCGCTGCGCACCCACGAGTGGTGGGTGAAGCAGCCGCGCCAGCTCGACCTGTTCGCGGCGGCGTAGCATCACCCGTTTTCCCTCTACAACACACCACGTCCCACTGGTTGATCTAGTGGGTACCCACTAGAGCCGATCTTGGGATTCCTCCACCAGAACAGAAAGGCGGTCCCAGTGACCGAAGCGACCGAGACGAACGAGATGGTCCGCCTGGCGACCTGCACCTACCAGGAATTCGCCCCGCACATGGGCACTCCCGTCCGTTCCACGGCCGGACACCCGCGGTTCCACCTCTCCTACAAGCTGGCGGGCCACGCGCGTCTCGTGACCCCTACGCGGGACCTGCTCAAGATCAACGCGCGTGACGCGTACGAGTGGGGCTACCGCCGACTGCTCAACGAGCGCGGCATCGACGCCATCCGCGACGAGCTGGTCGCCATCGCGGGCGCCCACGACCTGGACGCCCCGCTGGTCCTGCTGTGCTTCGACCGGCTGAACAAGCTGCCCCCGGCGGACGCCTGGTGCCACCGCTCGATGCTCGCCACCTGGTGGACCGAGCAGACCGGCGACCTCGTGCCCGAGCTGGGCGCCCAGTCCGTCGCCGCACCGACCCCTCCGCCGACGCTGTTCGACCTCCGCTGAGCCAACCCAACACCGCCCCGGGGCGGACGGGCGCACGACACCCGTCCGCCCCGATCCATGCCCGCACGGGCACACCCGAAGGGACCAACCGTGATCGACACCTTGGTCAGCAACAACGACCGCGACCGCTACCCGGCCGTGGTCGACCCCGCCGAGACCAACGACGAGGGCTACGTGAAGCCCTGGTTCGACCTGGAGACCGTCCGCCGCATCGCCGAGAAGACCCAGGCGGACGCCACCGAGGTCGGCCACGGCTCCGTCGACACCGTGCACGTCGTCGACGGCGGCGAGGAGAACGGCGAGCCCCGCGTCCTGGTCGTGGTCGTCACCTGGATGGATATCGGCTCCAAGGGCGTCGACCAGGCCACGGAGATCGTCGTGCCCGACCGCGAGACCGGCCGGTACGCCATCGGCGGCTTCCCCTGGTGCTGGTACGCGCTCGACGACCACCTGAACCCGCTGATCCTCCGCGCTGAGAAGTAGCCGACGCCACCCCGGAGCGGGCGGCGGGCGGGAATCCCCGCCCGCTCCGGAGTCCACCGACAACAGACTCACGACCCAAGGAGCACCGCAATGACCATGATCGACACATGGGTGTGCGTGGATGACGAGCACATCTACCCGGCCAGCCTCGACCGCTCGAACCGCTGGAACGGCTGGGTGTCGCCCGGCTTCACCCTCGACGCCGTACGCCAGCTCGCCGCCCACACCGAAGAGGCCGCCGAGGAGTACGGCTACGACTGCGTCGACCAGATCAAGGTGCTCGACGGCGCCCCCGAGCCGGTCGTCCTGCACATCCGCTGGCAGTACCTCAGCGACGAGCCGACCACCGCCGCGAACGTCGTCAAGCCCGACGCCGACGGCCGGTACTGGATCGGCGGCTGGGAGTGGACCTGGTACGAGGTCGAGGACGGCCCGCTGTTCTACACCAAGAAGGCGGCCTACGAGGCGCGGAAGCAGGTCCTCACCGAGAGCGCGCGGCGCATGGGCGAGATCATGCGCACCCAGATGCCCGACGCGACGTCGTGCCTGATCGACCTGACCAGCCTCGGGCACATCGTGCGGGTCGAGAGTCGGGACGGCGACGACTGGCCGACGGGCACCGACGCCGACGCCGAGGACGGGTACGGCCCGTTCGACACCGAGACGCTGGGCGAGGCCGACGAGGTGCTGCGCAAGGCCCTCGACCACGGCCGCGACCCGATCAACCTGGACGTCAGCGGGTGGCGGCCGGCTCGCGACATCGGCGAGCCCGAGCTGCACCGCGTCGTGTTCGCCCCGCTCGGCCAAGAGGCGGCCGGCGACGGTCCGCTCGACGAGGCCCGCACCAAGGCGACCGAGGCCCGGCGCAAGCTGCTCACCGAGACCGTGCCGTACCTCGCCGCGGACTGCCGCGCGGCCTGCCCCGACGTGGCCGGTGTCCTCGTCGACCCGACCGCTGAACAGCCGTTCGTGATGTTCCTCGTCGACGACCCCAAGGGGGTCCCGAGCATCCCCGTCCCCAATGCCCTCGCGAAGAAGGTCCACGACCGGCTCACCGAGATGTTCGTCTACCGGCCGACCGGCGCCGACTTGACCGCCTGCGGCTGGGCGGAGGCCGCACAGCCCCACATGGACGGCGCGCACGTCATCACCTTCCCGGCCGAGTAGCAGCCGGCCTCACCGCCGGGGCGGGCCACGCGCCCGCCCCGGCTCCGACCACTTCACCCCACCCGAGCGAATCGAGGACGTCACATGACCAATCACGGCTCCCAGCGCCGCGCCTACCTCCTGCCCGACGCCGCGTGGGTCGAGGTCACCGAGTCGCCCGACGGGACGCTGTTCGCGTCCGGCGCGTACTGGACGACGGCCGGCGAGCGCCGAACCTTCGTCGGCGACCTCGGCGAGGTCGACGGCGGGAACGGCGTCTTCGACATGAACGAGTGGACGCCGTATCTCGACCGGACCACCGAGGACGTGTGGGAGGCGTTCAACAAGCGCTAGGAGGACCGCGACGGCAGCCGCGTGTTCCGCATCGACCTGGCCAAGACGGCAGCCATGCCCCTCGACTGACCGGCCTGACCTGCAATTCTTGCCCGTTCTTTTACCAACCAAACTTGGGAAACACGGATACCCAAAGCCAGCATGGGAAAGAATGGAAGTAGCACCACAAAGCACCACACCGGCCGCGCGAGCGGGGACGGGGAATCCCCGCTCGCCCGGCCGCCCACCGACAGTCTGACCTCCCAGGAGAACTCCAGATGGCCTATCGACACGACAGCACCGACCTGACCATCCAGGACTGGTTCTGTGGCGCAGGCGGCTCCAGCCAGGCCGCCGAGAAGGTGCCCCACCTGCGGGTGTCCTTCGCGGCGAACCACTGGAAGCAGGCCATCAAGAGCCACATGTTCAACTTCCCCGGCGTCGCGCACTACACCGGCGACATCCGCCGCGCCCCGGTGTGGGCCTGGCCGGTCGCCGACATCCACTGGGGGTCGCCGGAGTGCACCAACTGGTCCATCGCCAAGGGGCAGAAGCGCTCCTTCGCGAAGGCCGTGCAGGGCGACCTCCTCGACCTCTACGCGGATGAGGAGGCCGACAAGTTCCGCACCGCCGGTGACGGCGACCCCGACGGCCCCACGAAGGAGGAGGAAGAGAGTCGGGCGCTGATGGAAGAGGTGCCCCTCTACCTGCGCGGCGTCCAGGAGCGCGGGCAGTTGGTCAAGGCAGGCGTGGTCGAAAACGTCATCGACGTCCGCCAGTGGGCCGAGTGGGACCGCTGGCTCGCCGAGTTTCACAAGCTCGGCTACCACACGCGCGTGATCGCCCTCAACAGCATGCACGTCGACCCCCGGTCCGTGCACCGGGCGCCGCAGAGCCGCGACCGGCTGTACGTCGCCTATTGGCACAAGAGCCTCGGTCGGCACCCCAACTGGGACAAGTGGCTGCGCCCGAGCGCCTGGTGCCCCGACTGCGGCGAGACCGTGGCCGCTCTCCAGGTCTTCCGCCAGCCCGGCCGCGACATGGGCCGATACCGCGCGGCGTACGACTACCGGTGCCCGCGCAAGACGTGTCGCGCGCTCGTCGACCCGGCCGTCCTCCCGGCCGCCGCCGCGATCGACTGGTCCATCAAGGGCACGCCGATCGGATCGCGCCCGAAGTCCAAGGACGCGCCCGAGGGCCTGGCCCCCGCGACCATGGCCCGCATCCGCGCCGGGATCGGCCGCTTCTGGCCGCAGCCTGGCAGCCCCGTCGATGGCAGCGGCGAGCAGGGCGCCCTGTTCAGCGACCGGCAGCCCGACCCCGGCCGCGCCGCGCCGCTCCTCGTCCCGACCGGCGGGACGTGGCGCACGGGCGCGAGCACGACCGACGTTCCGATGCCGACGCGGACCACGACCGAGGGCGACGGACTGCTGATCCCGCCGCCGCTGCTGGTCCCCTGCGAGGGCCGCGACGGCAAGAAGGCGATGCGCCTGGACGACCCGCTGCGCACTCAGACCGCGCGAGCGGAGACCGCGCTCGCGTACGTCCCGTTCTCCATCCCGATGCGCGGCGGCGGCGACAAGGAGAAGGCCCGCCACATCAGCGAGCCCCTGCACACCGTGTCGGCCGGCGGCAACCACCACGGGCTGGTGACCTGGCCGGGTGCGATGGTGATGCGGAACAACGGCTCACGCGGAGACGGGGGCGAGCACTGCACGCCGGTCACCGAGCACCTGCGCACGATGACCACCGCGGGCCACCAGTCGCTCGTCACCTGGGATCACTTGCTCGTCCCCTACTACGGCACCGGGCAGGCCCGCCCCGTGAGCGACCCGATCGGCGCCCTGCCGACCCGCGACCGGTACGCGCTCCTGGAGAGCGGCGAGTACGACATCTCGAAGGTCCTGTTCAGGATGCTCCAGCCGCACGAGATCGGCCGGGCGATGGCCTTCGCGGACGACTACCGCGTGCTCGGGTCGAAGAGGGAGCGCGTGAAGCAGTACGGCAATGCCGTCACCCCGCCCGTCGCAGAGGTGCTGCTGTGCGCGCTCGTCGAGTGCGTCACCGGCGAGGACATCGACCGCTACGCCGACCCGAACCGGCTGGCGCTGGCCGTCTGATCTGCGAGTTTCCCTGAAAAACATCCCCCCAAGCGGGTTACCCAAAGCTCACTTGGGAAGAATGTTTGTAGATCCACTCATCCACCAACCACCCCACAGGGAGACCCCCATGCGCGCCACCATCCGAAGGGCCAAGTACGCGGACATCGTCACCGACGTCACCGCCGCGATGGCCGGGCTGGAGATCGACGACACCGCCACGTACTACCGGCTCACCGAGGTCGACCGGCCGGGCCAGACCCCTGCGATCACCGAGGAGATCCTGAGCGGCTACCAGACCAGGTCGCACATCAGCCACCAACTCGTCCTGGACATGGAAGAGATCGAGCAGCACGGCCCGGACGAGGTCACCATCCGCCGCACCAGCCCGTACGCGATGGGCAACGGCGGGCGCCGGACCAGCACCTACACGAGGGTCTGCTAGCTGGCGGCGGCCGGCGGGGCGCGTGAGCGAGGGAATCCCACCGGCCGCCAAACGCAGCCCACCGACAGGGCCTTGCGACCCGAATAGGCGCGTGAGGCCCACCGTACCCCCCATTCAGATCACTGGAGGAACGCGTGAGCACCAACACCACCACCGAGACCACCGCGACCCGCGAGTTCATCATCGTCGGCCAGGACCAGGGCACCAGCTACACCCTGTGGGACGTCGCCCCCGCCCCGACCAACGACACGAAGCGCGCGATCGCACTCGAAGAGATCGGCGTCGAAGCGATGGACGCCCTCGGCGAGGTCACCACCGTCTGGGCCACCGACGCCCGCGCGGCCGTCGACCAGCTCGTCGCGGACCTGCGCGAACAGTCCGGCCTCGACGACTACACGCTCAGCCCAGCCAGCCAGATGGAAGCGTACGGCCCGGCTGGCGACATCGCCCCGCCCAACGAGCCGTACGGCAACGCCGAGACCCTGGCCGCCGCCGGGACCACCGCCTACCGAGTGGCCGCATCGAGCACCCCCGGCCTGCCCCTCTTCAACGTGTTCGGCCTGCCCGCACACCACGACGCCGAGACCCGCGACCGCGTACGCGCGGGAGTCGTCAACAGCGGCCTGACCTGGCCCCAGTCCAACCTGGCCATCCGGGTCGACCGCACCACTGGCGGACCGGCCGAGCGGCGCAGCAGCAGCCTGGACCTGGCCATCGCCTGCGCGGCCGTCGCCGCGACCAGCCAGCTCCCCGCCTCCTCCCTCGACGGGATCGCGCTGCTCGCCGAACTCGGCCTCGACGGCAAGCTGCGGGCAACACCCGGCCTGCGCGACCAGGTGCAGGCCGTCGCCCAGGCCGGAGCCCCCGCGGTCCTGGTGCCGGACGTGGTCCTCGACGAGGTGCGCACCGCGGCCGACGTCCGCGTGCTCGGCGCCTCGACCCTCAGCGAGGTGCTGAGCCTGCTGACCGGCCACGCCCACCACCCGCAGGAGTGCGTGCACTGCACGGACCACCGCGGTCCGCACCGGCCGTGCACCTACCGGCAGCCCTGCACCGACTGCCGGGAAGACGGCATCGAGCCCGTCGGCGTCTGACGCGCTCACCCTCCGGGGCGGCACGGGCGAGCACCCCGTGCCGCCCCGGCCGTTCCTCACCGCCATGACCCGAGAGGACTCCGCGATGGGCTTCGACCTCAGCACCGTCCGCTTCACCCGCTACGGCCCCGACCGCTTCCCGGCCTGGACGCCGTTCGCCACCCGCGGCTACCTGTTCACCGTGCCGGGCGACTACCCGGTCGGCCTCCCCGACTTCCTCCACGTCACCAACTCGGAGATGGCCGTCTACCGCACCCGCGCCTCGGGCACCCAGATGTGGGAAGTCCGCGACGCGAACGGCAACCGCCGCGTGTGGGGAGAGGACACCACCCGACGCGGCGCCGTCGGCCTGGCCCTCGCCGAGATCGCCCGCAAGCGCCGCGAGAACGCCGACGAGATCCGCGACCGCCGCGTCAACCTCCTCGGCCCTGGAGCCCGAACCGCCGTACCGCGTCGAGACCAGCGGCGCTGTGGAACTCGTCCTCAGCCCCGCCGGAGTCGGACGTCTCACCCGCATTGAACCCAACGGCATCGGCCAGGCGGCGACGTACCGGTACAGCGAGCTGGCCACCGGCAAGGAGCGCACCGTCGCCGCCGACGGACCGGTCACCCTCCAGACGGTCGCGGCCTGACTGTTGCACACCAGGTGCGCGTGCCCCGCACCGGACCTGGTCGGCTTCCACGAGAACCGCGAGGACGCCACCGCGTACCTGACCGAGGAGTACGACACCTGGTGGCCGTGCACCGGCCCCGCGGCCTGACCGGCACGCCCGTGGGGCCGTGGCCACCGGCCACGGCCCCACACGGCCGTCTAAGCCCCCCACCCGGCCAGGCTCCCCCTCCTCCACGCGGCGGCAACGCGGCCGACACAGGCCCCGCCACCGGCCGCCCCACCCCCGAACCGCACCGACCCGAAAGGCTCCCGGATGACCAGCGCCGGACAGATCAGCCTCAACCTTCCCGGCCTCGACGACGGCCCTGACCTCGCCTCGTACCGCTGGCTGCTGGCGAACATCAGCGGCGGCAAGGACTCGATGGCGATGCTCTACGAGCTGGTGCGCCAGGCCGACGCCGCCGGCGTCCCCCGCGACCGCATCGTGTGCGTGCACGCCGACCTCGGCCGCGCCGAATGGGCCGGCACGCGCGAGTTGGCCGCCGAGCACGCCGCCGCCTACGGCCTGCGCTTCGAGGTCGTGGCCCGCATCGGCGCCGACCTGGTCGACCGCATCGCCGAGCGCGGCATGTTCCCCGACGCCTCGAACCGCTGGTGCACGTCGGATTTCAAGCGCGGCCCGGTGCGGCGCCTGATGACCGCCCTGGTCCGCGAAGCCGAGGCCGCCGGGCACCTCGGCCGGGTCCGCATCCTCAACGTCATGGGTCTGCGCGCTGACGAGTCCCCGGCCCGGCGCCGCCTTCGCGCCTTCTCCCACGACGGGGCACTGACCTGCCCGTGCCGGGACTGCCTGCCGCGCCGCGCCGCGCTGGAGAGCGCTGAGCGGCGCGGCGTGCCCTGCCCGAAGGACAAGAAGCCCGGCCACGGGGCGTCGAACACCCTGCGGCACGTCGACACCTGGCACCCGGTGCACGCCTGGTCGACCGCCGACGTGTGGGCGGCCGCTGAGCGGTCCGGGCTCCGCCCGCACCCCGCCTACGCCGACGGGATGCCGCGCCTCTCCTGCTCGTTCTGCGTCCTCGCCTCGCGGCCAGCCCTCGTCCGCGCGGCCCAGCTCCGCCCCGAGCTGGCCGCCGAGTACGCCGCCATCGAGGAGAAGATCGGGCACCGCTTCAAGAACGACGTGTCGATGAAGGAGATCATCGCGGAGGCAGCCACGGCATCGTCCGAGGTCACAGCCATCCCTTGCTGGACGGGGTGAGCACCTGGAGTGTGTGTATCATCCCTCTCCGCGTTTGGCCGTTCTGACAGCGGCGCGGCCGAACGCACTGCGCCGGTAGTGACAATGCAGCACACCCGCCTTCCGGGCGGGAGGTCCAGGTTCAAGTCCTGGTCGGCGCTCTACCCCACTTCCTCACCACGCGGGGGCTCCGATGTTCCATGGTTCGATTCCGGCGCCCCTCCGCTCGATCATCTACGAGCACGCCGGGGCGTGGCCCGAGACCGACATCTACATCGGCTGCTCCGGCAACTTCACCATCGAACGCGTACTGCACTCCCGATTCGGGAACACGCGGCCGGTCCACGGCAACGACATCACCGCGTACTCGTGCGCCCTCGGCTGGTTCCTCGCCGGTGAGGAGCTGCCGTACGAGCTGCGCGACGAGTACGAAGACGAGCTGGGGTGGGTCCGCCCGTACTGCGAGGACCGCACCGACCGCCTCGCCACCCTCATGCTCGGCACCCGCTTCCTCCAGTACGTCGGGAAGGAAGGCACGTACTACCGGCGGATGCTCGACGCCACCCGCGACCAGTGGCCGCGCATGCACGAGAAGACCGCGACGAAGCTCCGCGCGCTGGAGACCCGCCTCGGGAGCTTCTTCGTCGGCGACGTCCTGGACTACCTCCGCGACGAGGTGCCCGACGAGGCCCCCGTCGTTATGTTCCCCCCGTTCTACGCCAAGGACTACCAGGCGCAGTTCGCGAGCATCGACGCCGCGTTCTCCTGGCCCGAGCCGTCGTTCAACGAGCTGACCGAGGACGGCAAGGAAGAGATCATCCGCCTGGTGCAGGACCGGCCGCACTGGGTGCTGGGCCTGCACATCGAACGCCCGGAGCTGCGGCACCGGCTCGCCGGCGTCGTCCAGACCGCGAACCGCGGCCTGCCGATCTACGTGTACGCCGCCGCCGGGCCGCGCCGCATCGTCCGCCCCCGGCAGCCCGTCGAGCCGATTCCCATGCAGAAGATCGGCGTGGGGGAGGAGCTGGGCGACAAGATGACGCTGCACGTCCTGACGGGCGGGCAGTTCGCCGGCGTCCGCTCCCAGTTCATGTCCAAGACGATCAAGCCCGGCAGTCCCCTGCTCGCGTGCGGCGTCGCCGTCGACGGAAAGCTCATCGGCGCGTTCGCCTACCTCCCGCCGAAGTTCGACCCGGCGACCGCCTACCTCATGTCCGACTTCCCCGTGTCGTGGACGAAGTACCGGCGCCTCGCGAAGCTCATCGTCATGGCCGCCTCCACCAGCGAGGCGCAACTGCTGCTCCAGCGCTCCCTGTCCAAGCGGCTGACCGGCTGGGCCACCACGGCGTTCACCGACCGGCCCAACTCGGCGAAGTACGGGCGCGGCATCCCCGGCGTGAAGCTCCAGAAGCGCTCCGAGCCCGGCGACAAGGGCGACGGTATCCACCGCTACCAGCTCCAGTACGGCGGCCCCCTCGGACGGTACGACCTCGCCGAAGCCCTGGCCCTGTGGAAGCGCAAGCACGGCAGCGACATGAAGAAGAACGAGGACACCCGATGAGCGACAGCACCCCGGCCCCGCCCGCGCAGACGATCCGCCCGCGCCTCGTCCGCCGCGACCCGCGCGCACTCACCCCCCTCGACATGAACGCCCGCTACATGCGCAAGGAGGAGTGGGACCGGCTCGTCGAGAACGTCGCCGCGGACGGCTGCCTCACCTCCGTCCCGCTGATCTACGGCGCCGGCGAGTACGAGGAAGGCCGCGAGCTGATCCTGTCCGGGAACCACCGCACCGCCGCCGCGGTCGAGGTCGGCCTAGACGAGATCGACTGCATGCTGATCGACGACCCCCAGCAGAAGGACGAGCTGCTGGCCCGGCAGCTCTCACACAACAGCATCGCCGGCCAGGACGACCCGGCCACGCTCAAGGCGTTGTACGACCAGATCGAAGACGTCGACTGGCGCGCCTACTCCGGCCTCGACGACGAATCGCTGAACCTCCTCGCCGAAGTCGCCCCCGAAGGCTTGTCGGAAGCGAACCTCGACTTCGCCACAGTCAGCCTGATCTTCCTGCCGAACGAGCTGGAAGCGGCCCGCACCGCGTTCAACGACGCCCGCATGGGCCAGACCGAGAGCTGGCTCGCCGCACGCGCCGACTACGACCAGACCCTCGACACGCTCGCGTCCACGCACGCCGCGCACAAGGTCGGCAACGTCGCGACCGCCCTCCACGCCATCCTCGGCATCGTCGAGGCCCACCTGACCGATCTCCAGGCCGGCTACCAGTCCCCTCAGGGCGAACCCCTGCACTCCGGACTCGTCGGGCTGGAGACCGTCCTCGGCGCCCGACACCTCCCCGCCCCCGCGGCCGTCACTCTCAACAAGGCCATCGCCGCCGCAGAAGGACGCGGAGAGATCGAGCAAGGACAGGGCTGGCGCCTCCTGGAGCGCCTGGCAGGTGAGTACCTGTCCGGCCCCAACCACGCCCCCTCTGAGCCCGCACAGACGTCATGAGCCCCACCCCCACCCCCATCAAGCTCGACCCCGCACTACCGCCCTGGGAACAGCAACCCGGCGAGACCCCGAAGAAATACGGACAGTTCATCACCTACCGGGACCTCGGACGCGCCCGCACCCTACCGAGGGCTGCGGAACTGCTACAGCGCCACCCCGTGACCGTCCGCAAAGCCAGCGCCGAGTTCCGGTGGCTGGAGCGCGCCGAGGCGTACGACCGGCACCTGGACAAGCTGTACGAGGCGACGTGGCTGGAGGAGCGCCGCAAGGCCGCCGAAGCAGACGCCCGGATCTTGGGCGCGGCGATCGGCAAGGTGGCGCAGCGCCTCCCGTCGCTGAACGCGCAGGAGATGAGCGCGGGCGACGTGATCCGGCTGATGGACGTGGCCATGCGGCACCGGCGCGCCTTGTTCGGCGACCCTACGGAGACGATCGTCGTCACCAGCGAAGCCGCGTCGCCGCTCGCCGGGAAGTTGGAGGAGTTCGCCGGGCTGCCCGTCGACCAGCGCAACGCGCGTCTGGCGGAGCTGGCCGCGACCGTCACCCGTCGCGTCCGCGCCGTCGAGGGCGCCAACGATGACGACGAAGAGGCGTACCCGGCCGGCCAGGGCAGTGGCGGCGACGGTGAGGGCACGGGCGGCGAGTGAGCGCCCTTCCCCTCGCCGACGAGCTGGCCCACCTCGACGACGTCGCGGTGTACCAGCAGCTCACCGCTGCCGAGCAGGCCGTGAGCCGGGACCTGCTGCGCGACCCGGTCACCCTCGCCCGTGGGCTCGATCCGACGTTCCGGATGCGCCCGCACCTGCGGCTGATCGGCGACGCGCTGGCGGGTGTCGAGCGTGGGGAGTACGACCGGCTGCTGATCCTGACCCCGCCGCAGGTGGGCAAGTCGACCACGGTGGCGGAGTGGTTCCCGTTCTGGTGGCTGGCGGTGCACTCCGGCGACCGGATCGGCGTCACCTCGTACTCGGATGACCTGGCGCTCAAGCGGGGCAAGACGATCCGCGGCTACGTGGAGGAGTACGGCGACGAGTACGAGCTGCGGATGAAGGCCGGGTCCGGCGCGATGCAGGACTGGGCCGTCACCGCGGGCGGCGGCGTCCGCTCCGTGTCCGTCGGGAAGGGCCTGACGGGGCACTCGCTGAACGTGCTGATCGTCGACGACCCGCACAAGGACCGCGCTGACGCTGAGTCCGAGGCCAGCCGGCGGGCGCTGCACGACTGGTACTCCTCGACCGCGTTGAAGCGGCTCCAGCCGGACCGGAACGCGGTCGTGTCCATCATGACTCGCTGGCACCCCGACGACTTCGCTGGCCGCCGCCTCGCCGAGGAGGGTCGGCTGGAGGACGGCGGCCGGTGGAAGGTCATCCACCTCCCGGCCATCGCCGACCCGAAGTTCGGCCCGGACCCGCTCGGCCGTGAGCACGGTGACCCGCTGCCGCACCCGAAGATCCCCACCCGGGACCGGCGGGCGCTGCTGGCGTGGTGGGCGGACATGAAGCGCACGAGCATCGTGCGGGACTGGCACGCGCTCGCTCAGGGCGACCCGCAGCCCGCCGAGGGCGCGCTGGTGTCCGAGGAGCTGCTGCGCCTCATCCGTGACACCAGCAGCCGGGTGGAGCCGCAGAAGATCGCCGTGGCGATCGACCCCTCGGGCGGCGGCCGGGACGTCGCCGGCGTCGTCGGGGGGTTCCTCGGCGACGACGGCCGCGTGTGGATCACCGACGACGTGTCGGCCGCCATGTCGTCGACGGACTGGTCCCGCGCCGCGTGCATGCTGGCACACCGCACGGATGCGGCGATCATCTACGTCGAGTGGAACTACGGCCGCGACATGTGCGAGCTGGCGATCCGAACGTCGTGGGAGACGCTGCAACGCGAGGGCGAGATCCCCGACGACGTCCTCATGCCGCAGATCGCCCCCGTCCGAGCCAAGCAGGGCAAGCTGCTCCGCGCGGAGCCGGTGGCGCAGCAGATGGTGCAGGACAAGGTGCGGCTGCGCGGCGTGTTCACCGACCTCGAGCGCGAGTGGGCGACGTGGATGCCCACCGACCCCGACAGCCCCGGTCGGATCGACGCCTCAACGGTCCTGGTGTACGGCCTCATCCCCGATGCGAACGCCGGCGCCATCGTCCACGCCCCGTTGCCCCAGGCCCCGACCAGTCCCCAGGGGCAGCAGCCACCGCGGGCCGCGTCGCCGTACGGCCGCCGCATCGGGAAGTGAGCACCGGAGCGCGCCGGCTGCCCATGGAACACTGACGGGATGGACCACTCCAGCACTGACGCGGCGCTCCTTGAGTACCTGGCGCGCAACCCGAAAGCCCAGCACGCGGCCCTGCACGACCCCGAGTACGCCGCCGAAGTGCACCGCCTGCGCATGGTCCTCGACAGCCTCCACGCCGCATTGAGCGCCGAGAAGATGCCCGCCGAGGCGCGGCATCGGGTCGGCGCCCGCCTCGTCGCCGACTGCCTCGGCACCGACGAAGCGAACGTGCGGATGAGGGACCAGGCCCGGCGCGCGCAACAGCTCCTCACCCAGCCCGCCGGGTTCGCGCCAGTTGACTGACGGGTCGTACGCGAAGCGGCGCCTTCCGCCACACTGTCCGTGTGCAAATGCCTCGCGTGGAATGCCCGGCCGGCCCTGTCGCCGGGAGCCTCGGCCGGGGCCGCGTATGGCGCCACGACGCCCCCGGAGAGCGCCGGAAGAACGCTGACGGCTCCCTCGTCTCCTGCCGTGGCTCCCTGGAGATCCTGGACCTGCCGATGCCCGCCCACCAGCTCACGTTGGGCGAAGCCGTCGACGAGCATGACCAGACCCACGCCGAGCTGATCACCGCCCTGTTCTGACCCCGCACAGTTTTTGATCTGAAAACGGGGCCTGAGCTGCGGAAACCTTGCCGGAGCAGGGTGCGCGGAGTGGTCTATCATCCACCGCTGACGTTGGCCGGATGATCTCCGCATAGGGGGCGGCAGTGCTCAACCTCCCAGAACTCGCCCTCCTGGCCCTGGCCGGGTACCGCGGCACACAACTCGCCGTGCACGATTCGATCCTCGACCCCGTGCGGGACCGCATCGACGCCTGGCACCAGAACAAGCCCGAGTCGACGGTGCGCACCGCGGTGGTGACGCTGATCTCCTGCGTCTACTGCACCGGCTGGTGGGTCGCCGGCGCCCTGCTCCTGACGTGGCTGCTGGTGACCGGCACCTGGTCGGACGCGCCGCTCCTCGCGCACGGCGTCGAATGGCTCGCAGTCGCCGGGGCAGCCGTGCTCCTCAACCGGTGGGACGACGAGCGCAAGGCCATCGTCTGATGGGCAGTCAGGAGATCACCGCAGCCGCGTCCCGCTACACCTCCCGAAGAATCCGCGGGAAGGGTACCGGGGACCAGTCGTGGCAGCACCGCGCCTACGACATGTACCACCAGGTGCCCGAAGTGAGGTTCGCCGCCTCGTGGATCGGCAATGCCATGGCCGGCGCCCGCCTGTTCGCCGGATGCCGTGACGACGACGGCTCGATCGACCCCGCGCCGCCCGGACACCGCGCCGCCGAGATCGTTGACCAGGTCGCTGGCGGCGCCGACGGCCAGGCGAAGATGCTCGGCGCGTTCGGGAAGCACCTGACCATCCCGGGCGAGGGATGGATCATCGTCCGCCCCAACGACCAGGTATTGAGTCCCTATTCGCCGGAGCATGGCCACGACTGGCGAGTCCTGTCCGTACGCGAAGTCCGCCAGCAATCAGGGAAGCTCACCGCTGAGATCGACGGCGAAGACGTTCCGATCTCCGAGGGCGACCCCGAGTCGATGGACTCCAACGCGCCGATCGCCATCCGCGTGTGGGAGCCCGACCCCGAGCGTGCCATCGAGGCCGACAGCCCTGTCCGCTCCTCGCTGGATCTGTTGGAAGAGCTGATGCTCCTCAACGCGGCAGTGAAGGCCATCGCTCGCTCCCGGATCACGGGCCGCGGGATCATCCTCGTCCCAAAGGGCACCAGGTTTCCGTCATCGGCCACCCAGGGAAACGGGGACGACGACCTGATCGAGGTCTTCATGACCATCGCCGAGACCGCGATCCGCGATCCCGAGAGCGCAGCGGCGACTGTCCCGATCATCTTGGAGCTGCCGGCCGACACGATCTCCGACTTCAAGCACCTCACGTTTGAGTCTGAGTTCGACGATCTGGCGTTGAAGTTGAGGGAAGAGGCCATCCGCCGGTTCGCGACCGGTCTGGAGATCCCCGCCGAGATCCTCCTCGGCCTTGGCGACGTGAACCACTGGGGCGCCTGGGCACTCACCTCGGAGGCGATCCGTCTCGGCATCGAGCCGAAGCTCGCGACGCTCGCGCACGCCCTCACACAGCAGTGGCTGCGCCCCATCCTCGAAGCCGAAGGCGTGCAGGACTGGCACCGCTGGCTCGTCTGGTACGACACCAGCCCCCTCCGCGTACGCACCAACCGATCGGAGACGGCGTTGCAGGCGTTCGACCGAGGAGTCATCTCTGCCGACGCTCTCCGCAGGGAGACCGGGTTCGACGACTCCGACGCCCCCACCACAACGGACACACCACACCGCAACGGCCGCAACAACGATGACGACCAGGAGGCGGATACCACTACCCGCGGTCCGAACCCGACCCTGCCGGTCGATGAGTCCGAAGCCGAACCGGACACCCTGCCCGCCTCCACCGCGGCCGGCCCCGGCCCAGGGCTCCTCGCCGCCGCCGACGGCCTGATCTGGTGCGCGCTCACCGCGGCCGGGGAGAAGCTACGCAAGACCCCCGCCTGCCCCCGCTCCGAACGAGCCAAGGCCCGCGGTGTCGAACCGGCCCGCCTGCACACCCTGCTGCCCGTACAAGTAGACCAGGTCGACCAGTGGCGGCTCCTCGACGGCGCCTGGCACCGCGTGCCCGAGATCGCCGCCCGTTACGACCTCGACGCCGACTGCCTGACCGCGTCCCTCGATGGGTACGCCCGCGAGCTGATCGCCGCTGGGGTCGAGCACGAGTACCGGCTCGTGCCAAGCATCCTCACCCCCTGCGTGGACGGCGACCAGTGAACCGGCCTCGCGGCCCCCGCACGCCGACGCACACCCCGAGCTGCGGCATGTCGCTGCACGCTGGGCGCCTTCGGTCCGGCTGGTGCCCCACGTGCAAGGCGTACACGTACCTGACCTGTGGCCTGCTGCTCCTCACCGAACAGGGCGTCGCCACCGTCGGCGAGCTGTGCTGGTGCGAGATCTGCGACGACCTCGACGACCCGCCCCCACTGAGGAGGATCGACCGTGCCGGATCGTGACGCCCAACTCGACGCCGCCGAGGCGCGGTTCGCCCAAGACGTGGCCGCCGCGCTCACCGGCACGGCGAACGAGTTCGCCGACGCCCTCACCGACGCGACCGAGCTGGTCGCCGCCCGGTTCTCCGTCGGCCGCATCGCCCGCATGTGGAAGGCCCGCGTCACCGGGCTCGTACGCAGCCTCCTCCGTATTTCCGAGACCGCCGCTCGGGCATCGGCGGACGACGGCGACACCGAGCTGCCAGATGGCTGGGACGACCTCCCCGGCCGCTACGACGACCGCAGCTTGCCCGACAGCATCGGCTGGTACGCCACCATGACCGAGGACCTACTGAACGCTGTCGGCGACCGTCTCGCCGAAGCCACCCGCGGCGAGCTGGCAGCAGGACTCGACGCCGGCGAAGACGTCGACCAGCTCCGCGACCGACTGCGCGCCGCGTTCACCCGCGACGGCGCGAAGCTCGGTCCTGGACGTGAAGTGCGCATCGCCCGGACCGAGGCAAGCCGCGCGTGGAACACGGCGACGCTGGCCGCCGCGCGCGACGCCTCCGGCCCGGACAAGCCGCTGGTGAAGCAGTGGATCACCCGCCACGACACTCAAGTACGACACGCCCACGCGGATGCTGACGGGCAGATCCGGCACCTCGGCGAGCCGTTCACCGTCGGCGGCGTCTCGATGGACGCCCCGGGTGATCCCTCTGCCCCAGCTCGACTGGTCATCAACTGCCGCTGTCGCCTCGGAATCGCTCCCGAACTACACGCCGCCGCTTCGGAAATGAAGGCGCCTCCGCGGGCTGGCGTCTACGAAACAGAGGAGAACATGAACGTGACCGCTGCCGACAGTCGGCACACCGGCGCGATGATCGCCCTTGTGCCCACAGCCGAGGACGCCGAGCGCCTAGCCCTCACCCACCCCGGCGGCGAGCCCGCGCACGAGCTGCACCTGACACTGTTCTACCTCGGCGACGGCGCCGACTGGGCCGAGGGCCACCGCGCAGAACTCATCGATCAACTCCAGCGTCGCGCCCCGCACTTGGAAGGTCACGTTCACGGCCGCGCCTTCGGCGCGAACCAGTGGAACGCCGACGGCGACGAACCATGCTGGGTATGGGCCATCGGCGACGACCGCGACGCCCCCGACGACAACCCGCGGCTCGACAACGCCCGCAACACCGCAATCGACGCCCTGGCCTCGATGCGCTGGCAGCCAGATCTTCCCGCGCAGCACACTCCGTGGGCCGGTCACGTCTGCGCCGCCTACTCCCGCAGCCCCGCCCTGCTTGCGGCGATGACCGAACGCCTCGGCCCCGTCCGCTTCGACCGACTCCGGGTCGCGTTCGCCGGGGAGTACACCGACATCCCCCTCGGCCCGGAAGAGGAGCAACCCCTGGTGGGAGAAGACACCGACGGCCCCGCTCTGGCCGCCCGCGCCTGGTCCACACCGGGCGATACTGCCCTGGCGTTCGAGGATGAGGAGACCGGCGACGGTCGCGTGTTCCGGCCGGGGTCCCTGTACTGGGCCGGGCCCGGCCCGTGGCCGCTCCAGTACGCCGACGAGATGCTGATGGGCCACGAGGGAGCCGAGCTGGCCGGGTCTATCCAGTCGATGGCCCGAGACGGCGAGCGGATCACCGCCGCCGGCGTGCTCTATCCCGGCCGCCCCGCCGGCGCCGACGCCGTGATGCTCCTCGAAGAAAACGCACCGCTAGGCGTGTCCGTCGACCTGGACGATGTCACCGTCGAGTTCGTCGACCGCACCATCGACCAGAACGAGGTGGCACTCGTCGCGTCGCTGCCGTCCGCGTCCCTGCTCCGCCTCGACGACGGCTCGTGGGCGCTCACCGCCACCAGCATCACCGAGTGGACGGCCTCCACCGGCGGCTCCCTCTCCCGCACCACGTCCGGCACCCAGCTCTTCACCGAGCCGAACGGGCACGTGTCCGCTGCCGCCGTACAGGCTGCGCTCGGCCCGACCGGCACGCTCACTGCGGCGGCCGGCGACCGTGACACGGACACCGGCACCGTCGTGCACTCCGAGTCGGCCGGCGACCTGCTGATGCGCGTCACCCGCGCCCGGCTGCGCGGCGCCACCCTCGTAGCGATGCCCGCCTACGACCGGGCGCGGATCGTCCTCGACGAGCTCCCGGCCGGCCCGCCCGCCGCCGAGGAGGAGACGACGGCCGCCTCCGGGCCATCCGAGACACACATGCGCGTCGTGCGGTACGTGAAGGCTGCCCCCGTCGCCGTCGGCGCTCGCGAAGTCGCCCGCGCGTTGGGCATGAAGATGACCTCGGTGCGCGGTCACCTCGCCCGCGCGGCGAAGGTCGGCCGCCTGGTCCGCCTCGCGCCCGGCCTGTATGTCGGCCCCGCCACCGAGGGCGCTGACCTTGCCGCCTCTGCGTCAGGAGATCTCGACCTTCCGGTCCACGACGACCGGGATCGGACTTGGGACGGTGACGCCGCCCGCTCCCGCATCCTCGAGTGGGCCACCGACGGCGACGATGTCGACGCCGACAAGCTCGGCGCCGCGTTCCTCTACCGCGACGCGGACACTGACCCTGCCACCGTCGGGGCGTATAAGTTGCCCTTCGCCGACGTCATCAACGACCGGTTGGAAATTGTCGCTGCCGCCGTCTACACCATCGCCGCCGTTCTGCAAGGCGGGCGCGGCGGCGTCGACATCTCTGAAGACGAGGCGGACACCATCCGGGGCCGTGTGGAGACCCTGTACGGGCGCCTCGCGGATGCCTTCGACGATCCGAGCATCGTCCCTCCGTGGGTCGATGACGACACCGACGACGAAGGGGAGGCGGCGGCAGCGGGTTGGCGAGACCTGGAGGCGTCCGCGTGGACGGCGATGCGTGAGGCCGACCCCATGCCCGCCGCGTGGTTCCGCGAGCCCACGGAGGCCGAACTTCCGCCCGGCAGCGGCGGCGTGCACTACGCCGACGGCCGGATCTACGGATGGGTTGCACAGGTCGGCGAGCCCCACGCAGGGTTCCCGGGGAGGAACTTGACGATCGAGAGCCTGGGCCGGATCGACCTGACACACTTCCTGCGCGCAAAGTTCAAGCTCGACGACGGGTCGATGGTGAAGGCGGGCGCCTTCACGATGAACGCGCCGCACCACCGTGACGGCGCCGAATGCGAGTCCGCGGCCTGCCAGTTCGACGACACGAGGACGGTCGCCGGGATCGTCACCGTCGGCATGAACTCCCGCGGCATGTGGTTCTCCGGCGCGGCGGCGCCCTGGCTCAGTGAGTGGGACCGGAACGTGTTCTCCGCGTGCCAGCCGAGCTACCACATGAAGCAGGGCAGCAACGAAGACTGGCAGCTCCGCGCTGTCCTGTCCGTGCCCGTCCCCGGCCACAGCTCGCCGCTGCGAGCCACCGCAGTTGCCGAGCGGTCGAACCTCGCTCTCGCCGCATCAGCCGCCGTCCGTACCGGTCCGGGCAGTGCGTCAGACACCGCCGCGCGCGGTGACCTTGACCAGGTCGGGCACCGCACGGACACGGTTTCGAACAACGCACGTCGCGCGTTCGGACCGGCACAGCGCGGGGGGAGCGGCGACATCGACTCCGTCGCGGCATCGCTCCTCACCAGCGTCCCGTTCATCGACGGGCTCCTCGCCGTAATGGACCGTCGCCAAGAACAGCGCGACACCGAAGCACGCGATGAGGCGCGCCGCCTCGCCGCGTCCGTCATCGCCCCGGCCCGCGAGGAGATCGCCGCCGGGCCCACCACCGAAGGAGATGCCTGATGGCTTGCTCGTGCCAGGGGAAGCGGCAACAGTTCGAGGTCGTCAGGGCGGGGAAGGTCCTCTTCACCTCCGCATCCGAAGCCACCGCTAAGGCCGTGTCCGGCCGCTACACCGGGAGCACCGTACGGCGGAGCCCGAAGCCGGGCGATAACTCCGGCAAGAACAACAGCGTCTCGGCGAAGACCATCGACCGCGCCTGACGTGGCTTGACACCGTCCCGAGGGACACCAACGAATCCGGCTAGACTGGCGCGCGGGACGGCCGCAGAGTCGTCCCGCGCGCCGCTGGTTCTGGGCCGGGCACTCCATATGCGACACCGGAGGCCCGACTTCCATGTCCGATTTCGAAGTACCGGAAGACATCAGCGCGCTGACCGACGACGAGCTCGCGGAAGCCCTCGCCGGCGCCGTCGAGGCGTTCGACGCCAAGTCCCAGTCGACCAGCGTCACCAGCAAGGACCTGGAGTCGTTGCGGTCTCTCGCAACTGCGGTCGACTCGATCCGTAATGAGCAGGTCACGCGCCATGAGGCGGCTCAGCAGGCCGCCGCCGAGATCGACGCTCTCGCCGCGCAGGTCCGCGGCGGCGAAGCTCAAGCTGACACCGACGACTCTTCTGGCGAGAGCAATGACGCCGGGGGCAGGCAGACCGCTGCCGCAGTCGAGCCCGACCCGGAGCCCGCCGCCGAGGCGCAGCAGGAGCCCGAGTCGCAGACTGCGAGCGCGGCCGTGGTGCAGAGGCCCGCTCTCAACTTGGCCGGTGTCCGTCGCCGTCAGCCGCGCGTTCTCCCCGAGGCGCCAGCCCCCGGGACGTCCATCACCGCGGCCGTCGACGTCCCGGGCTATACCCCGGGCGCCCCGCTCGACTTCAGCGACATCACCGCCGGGATCATCTCCCGAGCGAACGCGCTGAAGACGGCCGGGGGCGGCGTCGGACAGGTCATCTCCTACCGGCACCCGTACAGCCAAGATCTCATCGTCACCGACTCCTCGTCGGCTCCAGAGGGCACCACTGTGGCTATCCAGGCGTCGAATCAGCGGCGCCTGCCGAAGGGTGACCTCATTGCGTCCGGCGGCTGGTGCGCTCCCAGCGAAACGGTGTACGACTTGGTCGACGTGGCGTGCCCGGACATGCTGTGGGACGCCCCCGAGATCCAGCTCGCCCGCGGGGGCCTGCGCTACTACAGAACGCCGTCGCTCGACGTCTCGGCCATGACGTGGGTCCACACCGAGGCCGACGACATCAGTGGCGCCACCAAGCCGTGCTTCCAAATCCCGTGCCCGGACCCGGAAGAGGTCCGCTGTGACGCGGTCGGTGTCTGCCTCGAAGCCGGCATCCTGACACAGCGACACTTCCCGGAACTCGTCGCCTGGTACCTCCGCAACAGCATGGTGGCTCACGAGATCAGGATTAGGCAGGTCCTGTTCCAGCAGGCCCTGGACAATGCGACGCCGGTCACCATGCCCGTCACGATGGCCGCCCTTTCCTCGGTATACGCGGCTGTCGCGCTCCAGGCCGCCGACCTCATCGAGCGGCACTCCCTCTGTGAGTCCACGGCAATCGAGGTCGTGTTCCCATGGTGGTCGCGGAACGCCTTCCTCGCCGACCTTGCGCGCCGCAACGGCGTCTCCAACGACCAGGTCAATCCCGAAATGGTGCAGCAGATGTTCACCCCGCTTGGCGTGAGCATCCAGTGGGCGCGCGGTCTGGGCCCGGCAGTCCCCAGCGACATCGGCGGTCAGACGCCTGCCGTCGAATGGCCCTCGGAGTTGACGTTCCTCATGTACCCGGCTGGCCAGCTCCAGATCGGTCGTGGCGAAGAAGTCAACCTCGGAGTCATCCACGACAGTGCGAAGTTCTCCACGAACGATTACACGGCTCTCTTTGCAGAGGAATGCGTCGCCCTCGTCGACCGCAGCGTGGACACGCGTGCTGTGACGGTGCCCATCTGCCCCGACGGCGCGTCCGGAGCGCAGCTTGAGATGGCCTGCGCCAGCGAGTCTCCGGCGATTTGAACTGACCCGCCCCGCGAACACGGTGGGCCGGCGCTTCGGGTGGTATCGGCCCACCGCCTCGAACCAAGGAGGTGAAGCAGCATGGCCGCAGGACTCCGCAAGTACGTCGAAGCGATCGACGGAATCCCGTTGCCGCACGGCATCCTCAGCACCCCGTGTACCGACGTACGAGACGTAGCTGACGAGCACGAGTTGCTGGGCGTCGAATGGCTCGCACTCGGCTGCTGCCCTGTCCAGTCGTGGACCGACCCGTGCCTGGACGAGTCCCCCGGGGACACGTCACCAGGTGGGAAGGAGTTCTGCCGCCCGGAAACGGAGGTCGCCGAGCCGATCACCCTGTACGCCGGCGCGGAGTGCTCGGCGATGGGATGGTCGTACGCGGAGGCCCGCGAGCACGCTGAGGCTACGCTTCTACTCGGCGAACAGCAGGGCCTCGAAAACGCCTTCTGGCAGCAGAAGCTCGCACGCGACGCTGTCGACCTGACTCCGCCGGAGGGCCCGCTGAGCATCGCTGCGGGCATTGCCGCGCTGGAAGGCTGCCTCGCCGAGTCGTACGGCGGCGCCGGTGTCGTCCACGTCCCCGCCGGGGCAGCCGCCCTGCTCGGCTGCTGCGACCTCGCCCAGCAGCCGAGCACGGGCGGCCTATCTACCCTTGCCGGAAACTGCGTGATCATCGGCGCCGGATACGGTGCGGAAAACACCGGCCCGGGCGGCGCCCCGGGCGAGCCCGGAACTGCCTGGTTGTATGCCACCGGCCCGCTGGTGGTCCGTCGTGGACCGTCTGTGACGACCCCTGACCACCCCGGAGCGTCCGTCAACACCCAGAACAACGACCGCAGGGTGTTGGTCGAGCGGACGTACGTCGTCGGCACGACGTGCACCGTGTGCGCCGTGAACGTGCAGATCCACTGAGGGGCTGTCGTGATCCACGTCCAACCCGCGGTCGAGCAGCGCCAGTCGTTTGCCATGTGGGCAGTTACCCAGAAGCCGAAGGTGCGCACCGTCGGCCCCCATACCTTCTCGGTACCGCCTGCGCTGTTCACACGGGTACCGGAGCGGGTGCTCATCGGCGCGCTCGTCGACGGGCACCGATACCTCTCTCCCGAGGAAGACCGACAAGAGCCTGCTGTGATTCCCCGCCAGACAGACCCCACGCTCACTGAACTCGACGCGTTCCCGGAGTCCGTCACTGCCTCAGGCGGGAGTCGGGCTGGGACAGCGCCGTCCAAGCTGGGCGAGCCGCACCCTGCTTCCCCGGACACAGTTGGCCCAGCGCCGACACCGGCCATCAAGCAGCAAGGCGGCCAAGGCGACACTGGCGGCGGCCCGTACGCCTGCACGGTCTGCTCGCGGGACTTCGCAACTGCGCGCGGCCGGGACACTCACCACCGCCGGGCCCACACCGCAGGGGGGCCGGTGTCTTACACCGTCGCCACGTAACAGGCCAGGGGCAAGCGGCAGTTGTTGGGTGGTCCGCGCTGCTTGCCCCTTCGGGTTGGGTGTTCGACGTGCTCGTCGTCTGCTGGTTCCGTCCCCCTCTCGTCCGGAACTGGTAGGGCGGGGCGGCCCCAACTCGATCGGGGGTGCCGGTGTTCGGTGCGCGTGACCGGCACCCCCTCTGCCACCTGCGACCGGCTTTGAAGCGACTTCCGCCAGCCTGTGCGTATGCGTCTAGACTGGCTTAGCAGAGCGCTGCTGGTTGTGGGCCGGGCCATCTACTCACGTAGTGGAGGGGCCCACGATGCCGGCACCGCTCATCTCCAACGCCGCAACTGTCCGCGTCACCCGCGTTGATGGCTGCGGCCGTCCCGTGTGCGGGCCCGAATCCGGTTTCGTCACCGACTGCTTCGCCAGCCTGGAGATGGAGGCGAACATCGAGGACGGCGAAGACATCAGCTTCACGGCGGCGAACGGACGGCAGTGCGGGTTCAAGAAGGGCTGCCCGTCGCTGAACGGCTACGACTTGACGTTCACGTTCTTCCAGGCGTCACCCGAGCTGATCGAGATCATGACCGGGTCCCCAGTCGTGTTCGACTATGACGGCAACCCCATCGGCTTCGACTCCTGCTCGATCTCCTGCCGCGCTGGATTCGCTCTGGAGGTCTGGACCGATGTCCTGGGCGAGGATGTATGCCCCGAGGAGGACACCGGCGACGGCGCCTGGGTGTACTTCCTGCTCCCGTGGGTCACCAACGGCATCATCGGCGACCTCGAACTCGCCAACGAAGCAGTCAACTTGGAACTGACTGGTGCAACCCGCGCCGGTGGCCGGTGGGGAGTGGGCCCGTACGACGTCGTGTCCCAGGATGCCGCCGGCACTCCCGGGCCGATGCTCGCCCCGCTGGATGGTTCCTGCCATCGCCGCACCATGATCACGACGATTGAACCGCCGGAGCCCGACACCACGTATGTGCCGGTCGAGGGCGAGCTGTGCGAGGTGTCTCCCTAACCCCTGCTGTCATCGTCGAGTTGGGAGTCGAGCCGGTGCTGCCAGACATCGTCATCCCCGTCCGCGAGCGTGACCGCAACGAAGAACTGCGGTACACACTGCGGGCGATTGCCGCCAACGTGCCGCACCGACAGGTGTGGATCGCCGGGTATATGCCGTCGTGGGTGCGCGACGTCGGCCACGTCCCCACCCGACAGGCCGCGACCAAGTACCAGAACAGCAGAGGTAATTGGAAGGCGGCCGTCGACCACGAGGAGGTCGCCGACGACTTCCTACTGTTCAACGACGACTTCTTCGTGATGAAGCCGCTGCGCGGAGTCATGCCGGCACTGCACCGCGGCCCGCTGAGCGAGGTCTACCGGCACTTCGCGACCCGGGTGAAGCCGGGCCGGTACCTGCTCGGCATGCGGCAAACCATGGGACTCCTCGACGAGCTCGGCGTGGAGAGCCCGTTGTGCTACGAGCTGCACGTGCCGATCGCTCTCAACCGCGACCGGTACGTGGAGGTATGGGAGGTGTGCAACCGCATCAAGTACCCGCACTCTCGCACCGTGTACGGCAACTACTGGCAGTTGGGCGGTCGGCAGGTCCGCGACCCGAAGGTGATGACCCGCGGGGCATTCCCCGGAGGCGGGCAGTTCCTTTCCACGATGCCGGACACGTTCACCCGCGGCAGGGTCGGCACGTTCATCCGCGGCGCGTTCCCTCAGCGTTCACGGTTCGAGGCGCCGTCCGGACGGGGACGGCCCCTCGCGGCAGGATGGCCACGGCCCACGCCCTCGACCACCGCCCGCGCGCGTGTCGGCGCTCCCAAGGTGGCGGGGGCGTCGACACGTCAACGCGCTACGTCACCCCCGGCGAAGGGCCGACGATGACCAGCTCACCGCCGCCGCCGGCGCCGGATGGGCCGTGTGAACCGTGGCCCGTCGACACCGCGTGCTGTGACGGGATCGACGACATCGACCCTGCCCAGTGGGAACGGTGGCGCATGGTCGCAACTCGCATCCTGTGGGCGTTGTCAGGACGCCGCTTCGGGCCGTCGTGCCCGATCACGGTGCGGCCGTGCCGCCGCTCCTGCACCGAGTCGCTGACCCCGTCAGGCATCGGCTACGGCGTCGTCGGCCCATGGGTGCCGTACATCGGCGTCGACGGCCTGTGGCGCAACGCGTCGGTCTGCGGCTGCCGCTCGGACTGCTCCTGCACGGAGTTGTGCGAGGTACAGCTCCAAGGGCCGGTGTACGACGTGCTGTCCGTGATGATCGACGGTGCCGAACTCGTCCCCGAGGCATACCGCGTCGACGAGCCGGGGCTGCTGGTGCGCACCGACGACGGCTGCTGGCCCGACTGCCAGGACATGGCCGCCGCGTGCGACGCCGAGGGCACGTTCTGCGTCACTTACCGCACCGGCCTCCCGCTGGATGAGGCCGCTGTCGCGGCAGTGTCGGAGTACGCCTGCCACCTCGCGAAGGGCTGTGGCACCGCTGGCGGCTCGTGCGGATGCCGCCCGAACCCCAACCTGACTCGCATCCAGCGGCAGGGCGTGGAGATCGAACGCGCCGACCCGTCAGTGGTGTACGCCGAGGGCCGTGTCGGGCTGCCCCTCGTCGACCAGTGGCTCGTCGCCGTCAACCCCGGCAGGCTGGGGAGCGCTTCACGGGCGTACTCGGTGGATTGGCGTTGGCCGCGGAGGACACGATGGCCCTAGCCCCGCTCGCCGCGCACCAGCTCGCCGAGGCCGTTCTCGGCTGCGTGTGCGTCGCGCTCGACGCCGTCCCCGACGACGTTCCCGGACACCCCGGCTGCCCCTGCCGGGTATGTGTCGTGCCGGGCGAGTCCGCATGGGACTCGTGCGCGGACCCGTGCACCGGTGAGGCCGGCGGGCAGTTGACCGTCAACATCGCCCGCATGTGGCCCACTTCGCGGTTCCCCGAACCCGACAACGAGGTGCGCGGGCTGCGCGGCTGCGTCCCCGCCGCGACGACAGCAGTCGAGCTCGTCGTCACGGTGCTGCGGTGCGCGCCGCTCCCGACCGCGGATGGATGTCCGCCCGACTGCGACCAGCTCGCCGAGGCGGCGCGCATCGTCCACGTTGACGCCGTTACGGTGCTGAACGCCGTGACCTGTTGCCTGCCGGGCACCGCTCCGGGGCGCCGGGGCCGGCGGTTCGTGATGGGACAGCAGCGCACCATCGGCCCCCAGGGTGGCTGCGTCGGCGTTGAGCAGCGGCTGACCGCGGCCCTGCCCGGGTGCGCGCCCTGCCCCGGCGGGGACTCGCCGTGAGAGTGAAGCTCCACGTCACGCCACACGTCGGCGGGACAGATTGGCGTGAGGAGCTACATCGACGTGGCGGTCTGGGAGAGCGGCTGCTCCGGACCCGTTCCGACCGCGTAGCCGCTCGTGCACGGCAGTTGGCGCCGGGCAGCATGGCCCGCCGCATCGACTACGACATCGCCGCCGGCGCTGGCGGATTGCACGCCGACATCATCTCCACGCACCCAGCAACTCTCTACGTGCTGCACGGAACCCGTCCGCACACCATCCGTCCCCGCCGGAGGCGAGCCCTGCGATTCCCCTACGGGGCGCGCACCGTGTTCGCCGCCGTCGTCCACCACCCCGGCACCAGGGCCAACAACTTCCTGATGGAGGCGCTGTACGAGGCGTTCTGACCTCTGGGCCTCCGAGCCGATCTTCCCCGCTACTCTGGAATCGCGTTGCTGGTTGTGGGCCGAGCGCATCTCTGCCGCACGGACGAGAGGACCCGTCATGGCCCGCGCACAGTTCACGCTGAACACCGACCCGCATGTCGCTGAGGTCGGCGACACCGAGCTCCGGTTCCGCCCGGAAGTGATGGGCGACGAATACCTCGACGCATTCGAGGAAATGCAGGACGCCAACCGGGCTGCGGGAGTGCTCACCGACGACGGCCACCCTGCTGACGGAGCGACGATCGCCGGGGCGCGGGAGTCGAGGGTTGCCGCGCGCCGGTTCCTCACTCGGCTGATGCTCGAGGAATCCGCCGAGGAGTTCGCGGACATGGAGCTGCCGGACCGCGTGCTCGGAGAGCTCGTGCAGTGGGTGACGGAGGTCTACGGCGGCAACCGCCCTCCTACGTCACCGAACGACTCTGCGCGTCCATCGCCGCCGGCTGGAACGAGTGGGAGGGGAGCCTCGCGCTCCAAGGGTGCGACGCGCACGCGTGGACGCTGAGGACCATGCTCAATGCGGCCGAGGCCGCCATGTACGCATCGGCGGAAGATGATGCCGAGCGCGAGCGGATGCGGAACCGGCTGTACGCGCCGCCAGTCGGAATCGCTCGTGACCGTGTAGCCCGTCGCCGCGTTGCGGCGGGCGCTGGAGGCGACGGGATGACGCGGGGCCAGGCCGAGTCGCTGACAGCGCGGATGGCGCGTGAGGACGCCGCATACGAGCCCGCTCGTACTCGACGCGCCTCCGACCGTGTCACGCCTTCGACGGCTGCAAGACGGAGCGCCGGGGGACGGCGTCGATAGACTCACCTGTATTGCCGCTGGTTGTGGGCCGGGCACCCGATCGCATAAGGGGTGCCCGTGGCCGACCTGGAAGGCTCCGCCCGCATCCGGATCGAGCTAGACGAGGGTGGAGCGGTTGCCGAGGCCCGGGTCCTGGGGCGCCGCATCGCGCAGGCGATCGAGCGCAGCAACCGTGGGGTCGGAGACGACCTGCAACGGCAGTTGCGGGACATCGACGTCCGCGTCGACGTCACCGCGGACACCACCGGGCTGCACCAGCAGATCGCTGCCGCGGCACGCGGCCTCCGCGCGATCCAGGTACCTGTCGCGCCCGACACCCAGTTCTTCCGCGCGCAGGTCGCCGCTGCTGCCCGTGGCTTGCGGCCGGTGCAGGTCCCGGTGCATGCGGACACCTCCCGAGCGACGGCGAGTATCGGGCGGCTCGCCTCGTCCCTGGGCGGTCTCGCGGGTACTGCCGGACGCGCGGGCGGCATTCTCACCAAGGGTCTGGGCCTGGCGGTGCTGGCCGGACAGGCAGCCGCCGCCGCTGGCGCGCTGATCCAGTTCACTGCTGCGCTTACCCCGTCGGTCGGTATCCTTGCTGCCCTCCCTGCCGCCGTCACGACGAGCGCCGCCGCAGTCGGTGTCCTCGCCGCGGCTCTCTCCGGGGTCGGCGAGGCGTTCGGCGCTGCGCTGACCGGCGACGCCGAGGAGTTCGGCGAGGCGATCGAGGGGCTCGCGCCGGCCGCGCAGACCGCCGCGCAGGCAGTACGGGAGCTCCGTAGCCCCCTTTCCGACCTGCAAGAAAGCTTGCAGCAGCGGTTCTTCGCCCAGTTCGCCGATCAAATCGCCGACGTCTCGGAGCTCCTGACTGGATCGCTGGCCAAGAGCACCCGGGCGATTGCGGCGAACTTCGGTGAGGCGGCCTCGGCTGCTTTGCAGTTCGTCACCTCATCCCGCGGTGTCGAGTCGGTGCAGGAGATCGTCAAGGGGGTAGAAGCGGCGACCTCTCGGCTGCGGCTCGCCGTCGGGCCCGTCACCGAGGGGTTCTTCCGCATGTCGGCCGCCGTCGCCGAGGCTTTCGGCCCGAAGCTCGGCGCGGCGATCGGCAACGCCGGCGCGCGGCTTGGCACTTGGATGACGCAGGTCGCCGACTCCGGTCAAGCCGTCGCGTGGGTGAGCGAGGCCGTGGCCGTGTTTCGGCAGCTCGGGGCGATCCTCGCGAACGTCGGCTCGATCCTCACCTCGGTCTTCTCCGCCGCGCTGTCCGCGGGCGGAGACGTCCTGGGCGTCGTTGGCCAACTGACCGGCCAACTTGCGACCTTCCTCAAGAGCGCCGAAGGCTCGCAAGCCCTTGTCGGCGTCTTCGAGGCGCTCGGCGCCGTCGGCAGCGCGCTCGGGCCGATCTTCACCGGGCTGCTCGGCGTGATCGGGCAGATCGCTCCGGCGTTCGTTCCTGTTTTCGAGACGATCGGGCCGGCGCTGGCGTCGCTGGTGACGACGCTGGGCGCAGCGATCCAGCCGATCGCTGCCGCGCTGACGCCGCTCGCGGCGGGGCTCGCTGCCGCATTCGGCGCGCTGGAGCCCGCTCTGGCTCCCGTAGGTACGGCGCTCGGCCAGGTCGTCACCGCGCTCGCCCCGTTGCTGCCGCTTGTCGGGCAGATCGCCTCCACGGTCCTCAGCGCGCTTGCTCCCGCGCTCGGCCAGCTCGCCACGATGCTGGGCCCGATCATCGCGCAGCTTTCGGGGGCGCTCGGCCCGGTCATCGCCCAGCTCGGCGAACTCCTCGGCGTAGTTCTCGCCCAGGCGCTCCAGATCCTCGCGCCGCTGCTGGAACCGCTTGCCGAGCACTTCATGGGGATGCTGGAAGCGCTCCAGCCGCTCATCCCGACACTCACCGAGTTCGCTACCCAGCTGGGGGATCAGTTGGCGCAGGCGACGACCGCGCTCGCCCCACTGCTGTCAGCGGTGAGCGAGGCTGTGGTGGAGCTCGTGGCTGCCCTGGTTCCGCTGGTGGGGGAGGTCCTCACCGCGCTCGCGCCGATCCTCCCGCCGATCATCGAGGCTTTCCGCGAGTTGGTTGCAGCGTTGGTGCCGCTGATTCCTCCGGTGACGCAACTGATCACCACCCTGGCGCCGCTCTTGACTTTGACGATCCAGCTCGCGGCGCCGCTGGTGCAGATCGCGGCGGCGATCGGCTCGTGGATTGTGATCAACGGGATCGTTCCCGTCATCCAGTTGTTCGTGGCGGTCTTGACGAGGCTCGCGGGGGTGCTGACCACCGTCGTCGGCGCAGTCGTGTCCTTCGTGACCTCCGTGGCCTCCTGGCTGGGGCGGCTGCCAAGCATGGCGGCGTCGGCCCTCTCCGCCCTGCCGGGTTTGATCATGGGCGTCATCCGGCAGGCGGCCAGCCTCGCGGTGAGCGCGGCGCGGTCGTTGGTGACGATGGTTGCTGGCTCGCTTCGCGCACTGCCGGGCATGGCTCGCTCCGCGGTCTCCAGCATCGTCGGTGCCATCGCGGGCGCCATCCGGGGGGCGATCGGGGCCGCTGTCTCTGCCGCGCGGTCGATCGTCTCGTCCGTTGCCGGGGCACTGCGGGCGTTGCCGGCACGCGCCAGGAGCGTCCTGTCCGGCATTGCGGGAGCGATCGGCGGCGCCATCCGGGGTGCGATCGGGTCGGCGATCTCCGCCGCACGCTCCCTCGTTTCCAGCGTAGTCGGGGTATTCCGGGGCTTGCCGTCGGCGATCCTGTCGGCGATCGGCAACATTGGCTCCGCGATCGTCGGCAAGGTCAAGTCCAGCTTGCCTGGACCGATCCGAAGCGCGTTGCCGTTCGCCGAGGGCGGCATCGTCAACCGTCCAGTTCTCGGGCTGGTCGGCGAGGCCGGCCCCGAGGTGATCATTCCGCTCAGCAAGCCCGCCCGCGCCCGTCAACTCGCTGAACAGTCCGGCCTGATGGGGCTGCTCGGCTCCGATTCGGGCGGCCAGTCGAGTAGCGGGCCGACGGTGCGACCGGCGCCCCACCGCACCGTGACCAATACGTTCCACATCACCGAGGTGGGCGACGCGCACGTGACTGCACACCGCATCCTGTCCCGCATCGCAGCGACCGCTGGAGTCTGACGTGTTGGAGCACTACCTGTCCCTTGGCGGCGTTGAGATCGCCAACTCAGCGCGTCTTGCGGCATACCTGGACACCGTCGGCTCGCCGCTCGATTCCGTCTCACCGTGTGGCTGCCCGACCTTCGACGCGGACCTCGTCGGCGACGCCCCGTACACCATCCCTGAAGGGGACGACGCGCCCTGGTATGACCCGGACGTGCCAGCTTCCCGTGACTTCGCGGGTCTGATGGTCCTGAAGGTGGCAGGGATGGACGACCATCCGGTCACTCGCACCGCAACGTCGGCAGTCACCGGCGGGGCGGCGCTCGGCCCAGCACGAGTCCAGCCGCGCACCATCACCGTCACCGCGGTTCTGCTCGGCTCCACCTGCTGCGGCGTCACCTACGGCCTGAAGTGGCTCGCCGAAGCTCTGGCTGGCTGCACCGGCAACGCCTGCGGTGGAGACTGCCTGCACGTGTTCAACTGCTGCCCCAGCGAAGACGAACTCGCTGACGACGAGTCGCCGGGCGACGCCTCACCCGGCGCCGACGAGCGAATGGGGCCGGAGGAGTTCGCCGCCAAGCACCGCCGCACGCTGCGCCGCGTCGCCCTCACCGGAGGGCCGACTGTCACTGACCGGGTCGGGAACGGCTGTACGGGCTCCGGGGCGTGCCAGAACGGCGCCGACATGCTCACCGTCGAGTTCGTCCTCACGGCCGGAACGCCGTGGTTGTGGACTGACGCGGTCCCCGTACTCGCTGCGCCCCCACCCGGCGCGGGCGACGACGGCGAGGAGTGCATCACCTGGTGCCTACACGACCCGCTCGCACCCGACCCACCCGCTCCCGCGTGCCTTGAGCTGACGGACGACGCCGAGTGCCAACCAAGTGCAATTCGGGTTGAGTTCGACACCTCGGAACTGCCGCCATCCGGCGAGTCGCCGGACGACTGTGTGCGGTGGCCGGATGACGAGAGCCTCGAGCGGCCTTGCGCCGGCACCTGCCGCCTCGCCCGCTGTCCCGACGAGCGCGAGGTGTGCCAGGACCCCGGCTGCCGCACACCCACACCGCCGGTTCCGCCACCGCCGGAGACGTGCTTCTGCCACGCCCTGGCCGTCGAAGCCGAGTACTACGACGTGGACTTGTCGAGCTGGCCCGGCTGGTTCGGCGCGGTGCCGATCATCACCGCCGAGGCCGGCGCTACCGCCCTGCGGCACGTATCGGTCCGTCTGTACGAGCGCACCCCTGCGCACCAAGACCTCACGTGCGAACAGGTTGCGGAGATGGAGCGCTGCAATCCGCACAGCGTGTACGAGATCGCCTACGTGCCGCCGCAGGGTGTCGTCACCGTTGATGGTCAGGTGCGCCGCGCCACCGTCGAGTGCGCTGGCGTGTGCGAGACGTCGACAGACGTGTACGGCGCGGAGGGCATGCCGCCGCGCTGGTCCGAGTTGGACTGCGACCGGTACTGCGTGGAGATCACCGCCGATGCGGTCGCGACACCGGCCGCCGACGCCTGGATCACCCTGGCCCTATCGGGCCGCGAATACTGAAATGAACTGGAGGCCGTGGTATGGCAGTTGGGTGTGGCCGCCACGAAGCGTGGATCGTGGACCGCGACGGGCCGCTCGTCTCCACCTGCTCCACCCTGGTGTCGGTGGAGTGGGCGCGGGCGCTCGACGACACGAGTCAGGCGACAATCGTGGTGCAGCCCGAGGCAGACTGCTGCGCCTCCTTGCGGAACGTCCGGTCGTGGCGGCACAAGCTCCTCATCTTCCGCGACGGCCAGCCGGTATGGGAAGGGCCGATCGTCACCGTCGAGTGGACGCTCGGCGAGGTCACCGTGCAAGCCGTCGACGTCCTCGGCTGGCTCGACCGCCGAGTGCCGCACCGCGACATGGAGTTCACCACGGTCGACCTCACGCAAATCGCTGCCGCACTGATCCGTGACGCATTCGCTCCGGACGACCCCGGCCACGAGGTGCAGATCCTCGGCGACACCCGCATCCGCGGCGACCGCGCTTACCAGCATGACGTGGGGCAGACCGGCGACCACTTGAACGATCTGGCCAAGACCGGCCTCGACTACACGGCCGTCGGCTCCCGAATCATCCTCCTGCCCGAGGACTACACCGAACGCGTCGGTGCCCTGACCGACGAGGACTTCCCGGACGGTCTGGTCATCGCGGAAGACGGCGCTGCCCTCGCTACCCGCTGGATCATCCATGGCAAGGACGAAGACGCGCAGGACGACGAGCCCGGCATCACCGGCACCGCCGGCGGTACCCACCCGTACTACGGTCTCCTCGAGCAGGCGGCGGACGAGCAGTCGATCCTCGACGAAAGGTCGGCGACGGCGGCGGCACGCTCCCGACTTCGCGGCTCGCAACCGGCACCGCTATACATCGACACCAGCCAGCAAACGACCCTCGCCCCCGACGCTGCCGTGGATGTTCCCAGCCTGGTGCCGGGCTGGTGCGTCGACGTCACCACGACCACGACCTGCCGCGACATCTCCCAATCGCTGAAGATCACGGGGATGAAGGTGTCGGAGTCGGCGAGTTCTGGCGAGCAAGGAGGCGGGGAGCGGGTCAGTGTGCAACTCGCCCCCGTCGGCATCGACACCAGTACGAGCAGCGGAATGGGGACGGTCGTGTGAGCCTACGAGGGAGCCCAGGCCGTCGGAGTGCCGAGAGCCCCCTGACGGGGGTGCTGCGCGATCTGAACCGCCGGTCGCGGGCGCTGGAGGGCCGGCGGCACCGGCCGCGTCGCGGGCCGGCGGGTCCGGCCGGGCCGGCCGGCCCGGCTGGCACCTCGGCGACGTTGTCGGCGGCCGAGAAGCCGAGGGTGGGATTGGTGGTCACCGACAACACGGGCCGAGCTACGTGGCTCTTGACCCCTCCGCTCCCGGCCGTGCCGGTGGTCATGGGGACGCCAGCCGCCGGCGGGCCGCGGATCGTCACGGTCGAGGAGGCCGCGAGCGACCGCGTGACGGTTCGTGTGTGGCGGCCTGGCGGGAAGGCGGCCGGGGCAGGCGTCGGCGTGCACCTGGTCGCCTGGCTTTCACCCGAAGCCCCGCCTGACACATGCCCAACTCGGTAGCCTGAGCCGGTCGCGTTGCTGGTTGTGGGCCGAACGCTCCCTGTCCAAGTGGAGGACCCCAACCCATGGCGAGCGTCTGCGCCGACGGCAACTACTTCGAGGTCACCGACGACGGCGAACTCACGATCAAGCCCGGCGTCCAAGGGATGCGCGAGATCCTGTACTTCAAGGAGCCCGGCACGTTCCAGTTCCGCAAGGGCGACTATCCCTGGCTTGCCCGCATTCGCGTGCGCGTACAGGCTGGCGGCGGCGGTTCCGCAGGTGCGAACGCCGCGAACAACGAATGCATCACCCGACCCGGCGGGGCCGGCGGCGGCTACTCCGAATCTGTCATCGACGCCGCTGATCTGGGCACTGTCGAGTCCGTGGTCGTCGGCGTCGGCGGCTCGCCCGGAGGCGGAAACGCCCCCGGAGGCGCTGGCGGGAACAGCAGCTTCGGCGGTCTAGTGATCGCCGAGGGCGGTTCCGGCGGCACTGCGAACCAGACCTCCGGCACGTCAGCGGTCACTGCTCAAGGCGTCGCCGCGCCGTTCGCGGGCTCAGGCGACTTCGTCTCCGGCGGCGGAGCCGGCCACGGCTCGATTCGGTTGACGGCTACCCAGGGACTATCCGGTGCTGGCGGGGAATCGATGCTCGGTCACGGCGGATATCCCCGCACCACAGACGGCCCCGGGTCTGCACCGCGCGGCTTCGGCGCTGGGGCAGGCGGATCGTTCAGCGCTGCCGATTCACAGCCTGGGCATGAGGGCGGCGGCGGGGTCGTCATCATCCAGCTGTATGGCTGACCGGTCGGTAGACTCGTGACCGCCGCTGGTTGTGGGCCGGGCTATCACCCCATGGCAGGGAGAAGTGATGGCTCGGTGCGGATGCGGTGGCAGTGACCGCTGCTCATGTGCCGTCGTCGCCGGCGACCGCGTGACGGTGGAGGGCAACGGCTCCCCGTCCAGTCCCTATGTGATCTCAGCGGGAGAGGATGCGGGCGCAGTCGAGACCGGCGCCGGACTGACCGGCGACGGTCGAGACGGCGCGCCGATCGAGGCGAACGTGTCCTCGTGGCCCTATGAGGGGTGCACCGTCGATGAGGCCGGTGGACAGGTCTACGTCGACGCTACGGGTCAACTGCGCGGTGAGCCACGGTCGTTGGCGACGTACGTGCAGGATTCGCAGAACGTCACGTACGACGACGTGGACGTCCCAGGGGACTACAACGAGCCGATCGAGACCCGCACGCTCACGATCGAAAACCCCGACCCGTGCCGGGAGGCGTTCGTCGTGTGTGAGGTCGAAGTCGACATTGACTTCAACCTGCCGGCCGGCTCGGGAGCGGCCGGCGGCATCCTCACCGACGAGATGCAGTACTTCGCCAACACCGGCAGCGGCGCGGCGAACGACGTACACGGGCAGGTAACGAAGACCTACAACCGCACCATCCCGGCTGGCGAAACTTTGGAAGAGCCGCTCCAGATCGTCATGGGCCGCGGCACGGGCGGCGCCACCTACAACCGCGTCCAGTCGTTCATGCGCGCCTTCGTATTCGTGCTCTGACCAGGAAGAACATGATGAAGAAGACGATCTACTACAGGCGGTCCGACGGCGCGCTTGGCACCCGCACCATCGAACAGTCCCACGGCGACAAGGTGTCGATCCCCCTGCCCGACGGCGCGAGCGAGCTCAGCGCCGAGGAGTACACGCAGGAAGCCGCTCGTCGCGCCGCAGCCGCGGCCCGACGAGCGGAAGATGCAGCAGAGGCCGCGACCACCGAACAGCGCGAGGCGTACGAGGCGTTGATTGCCGCCGGGTTGCCCGAAGGGCCCGCCCGACGCATCTCCGGGTGGCGTGGCGACCCGGAAGACGAGGCAGCGTCATGACGCTGCCGGTTTGCTCCCTCATCCGCTCCGCGCCTCAACTTGTCCCAAGCGACGGCCAGTACCACGTGGTGCGATTTCCGTTCGGCGCGGCGGAGTCCTACGACGGGCAGGCGATGCATCAGCAGTCGCAGCCGGACGGCGTGCGCGTCGACGCGTGGGACTTCGACGACCGCTCCGGGCTGATCTGGCCCGCTGCCGACGGGTGGGGCGTCCTCACCGCCATGATCCACTGGGAGGCTGGCGGGTACCGGGAACTGCGGGATCAGCTCGTGCGCGACCCACTCGGCTTCACCGACAATCCGGTTGACACGACCGCGACTTCGCACCGACCGCCGTCGCCGGGAATGCAGTGCTTCACCTCGCATCACGAGCTTTTCGTGCATCCGGAGGTGCCGCTCGCGCTGCGCGTCGCACACGATGCCCCAGGACCAGTGAACCTCGTGCACGCGCAGTTCAAGTTGGCCATCCACACCTGACGTAAGGGAGTAACGCCGGTGCCGGTGAAAGGAATTGACGTCTCCTCCTATCAGGCGGAACGGTACGACACGACGGGTCTCGACTTCAGCTTCATTAAGATCACGGAGGGGGTGTCATATACCAATCCGAAGTGGGTCGGGCAGCGGAAGACCGCTCGCAGCGCCGGACTCGTCACCGGCTTCTACCACTTCGTACGGCCCGGCCGGATGAACGGGCAGGCTGACTACTTCCTCTCGAAGATCAACCTCGTCGCCGGGGACATCCTGATCCTCGACTGGGAAGACTCTGAGGTGTCCAATGCGGAGAAGGACGCGTGGATCACGTACGTGCAGGGCCGCGCTCCAGCACATCGAGTGCTGCTCTACTGCAACCGGGACTACTGGCTGAACCGGGACACCACCTCGTTCGCAGGAGACGGCCTGTGGATCGCGGAGTACGGCATCACCCCCGGCCGCCCCAACATTGAGGCGCCATGGCGGTTCCACCAGTACACCGACACCCCCGTCGACACGAATCTCGGGCTGTTCGCCGACCGCGCTGCGCTGCGCGCGTGGGCTGAGGGCGCCAGCGGTGGGTGAGGACGAGGGTGGCGTCTACATCTCATCGGGGCAGATGTACTCCGAGTTGCGCCGCCTGGGCGAAGCCGTCGCTCGTATCGACGCGAAGCTCGATTCGCTGCGGGAGCAGGGCGCCGGGGCGGCGGCGACTCTGTCTGATCACGAGGAGCGGCTACGAGCGCTAGAAGGGGCGCGGTGGCCGCTGCCAACGGTCGGTGCTCTCACCGGAGTTGCTGGGGCGGTCACAGGAGTGCTCGCTCTGCTGCGTTGATCCGCCTCTGGAGGGCCGCCCTTCCGCCCCGCTGTCCTGGTGGGCGCGCAAATGCTGCTGTTCAACGGCCCCCAGAGAGGGGAAGCCCAATCACCTAAGTGCCTCAATGGCTTTGACGATCAACGTTCTCGCATCCACCCCGTACACCGCTTGCTCCCGCAGCCATTCGAACGCCTTGAGGTACTGCGCCACTTCGGACGGCTGCGTGACGGTGACGCGCGCAGTCAGCAGCTCCACGGCCACTAGCGTGTCGTCGTAGACGTGGAACGCCTCCAAGGGCCGGATGCCCCGGTCGGGGAGATTCGCTGGGATGACGCCGAGAGACACCGCTGGCAGGGCTCCCGCAGTGAGCAGGCCGCCGAGCTGGGCTGCCATGTCGTCGGCGGTGCCGACCCGGTAGTGCAGTGCCGCCTCTTCTACCAACAGCACGAAGCGACGCCCCGGCTCGTGGATGATCCGAGAGCGGTTGACGCGAGCAACGGCAGCGTCGTCGGCATCGTCCGGGATTCCGTGGAAGGCCGCGATTCCGCGGAGCAAGGCCGCCGCGTAGCCCTCGGTCTGAAGCATGCCGGGGACGATCCGGGAGGAGTACACGCGGAACAGCGCGGTGTTGTGGAAGAGCTGTCCGTAGCTGACTTGGAGTTGGCGCAGGCCGGTGCGCATCTTCCGACGCCACTCCGTGTACATCGTTTCTGCGTTGTGCGACGCCTCGATCAAGTCTTCGATCTGGTCATCGGCGCCGCACGCCGTGCACCACGACCGGATGTCCCGGGGGGTGGGGGAGGTGTGGGCGTTCTCGATGCGGGAGGTCTTGGCGTGGTGCCATCCGCACTGCCTGGCCAGCTCAATGACCGTAAGCCCGGCGTTCTTCCGGAGAGCTCGGAGCCGCTGGCCGATGGCCATCCGCGCCTCGTGAGCGGCGGACGTACGAGAGATGGGCATGGGCTGGCCAGGTCAGGTCGTCAGGAGATGGCGAACTCGTTGTGAGGGGAAGCCCTCTCCCATACCTTCTCAAAGGCATGTGCGCAAAGCTCCGCCTCCTCATGCTCCTCGGACAGGCTGTGCCCGACGAGTTCGCCGTCCCCGTCGAAGTAGCCGTAGCGCACCAACTGGCCGTCGAAGAGCCAGAAGTCGTTCGCTGGCAGAGCGATCCCGTCCGCGGTGTCACGCGCCAGCCACCGAACGTCTTCACCTACGGCTAGGTTGACCGGTGTACCCGCGTGCTCGTACCGGATGTACTGGCTCGCGGGGAGGGAGACGATCCGAGCCCTACGCACCTGGACTCCGCGCGCAGTCGTGCGGCGCATGATCTCGGACCAGGGCTTCCAGTACTCGGAGTCCGGATCGTTCGGCCGCTCGCCAGTTTCCCGCCAAAGTGCGACGTGCGGGTTCTCTTTCGATACAGCGTAGACGTCCCGCATCTCCAGGTGGACGGCGGTGGCCTGCGCAGCGTCCAAAAGATCAGTGATCGGCGGGACGTTCGAGGGCATCACATGCCTCCCTGAGGATTGTCGACATACGGGCGGGGATACGGACGAGCGTCTCGTGGGCGGGGACGCCGGACTCGTGTCCGGGGGCGGTGCCGGCCTGGTAGCACCGCTCCTCGTCCTCCGGCGTTGCTGTCCACCCTTGGATGAGTAGTTCTCCCCGGTCGGTGTCTGCCCAGACGGTGGGGCTGTCGCCCTGCTCGGTATCGGGGTCGATACCAATGAACAGTAGGGCCATGGTCGTCTCCTGTGGTCTGCGTGTGCAGGTGTTTGCATCACCCTCGCTATGCCTCGGATGTGTGGTCAAGAGCCCCTCATCGCCCGATGCTGGTAAGGACGAATGCTTTGCACAAGTCTGCACATTCATAGCGGACGCAGTTTGCGCACATCTACGTTGCGGAGCATGGACGCGCAAACTCCATTTACAGCGGCGCATATTCGGGTTGAGCAAGGCTTCGCGGCAGCCGGGGTTGATGCGGTGACGGGCGCACTCCTGGTCCGTACGCGCCTGCCCCTCTCGGGCGGAGCGGTCTCGTGAGCGCGCGGCCCCCGGCCGTGGGGGACCTGCACGTGGACGGGTCCACGGCGGTGGTGTCGCCGCCCGGGCCGCCGTGGGTCGGACGCATGCAGCGCGTCGCGGACGACGGCCGGTACGCGCTGATCACGGCGATCGGCTACGAGTGGCCGACCCGTCCCGATCGTCTACGGCCCGCGACCGGCGCCGAGCGCGCGACGTTCGAGCAGGGCGTCGACGCGCTGCACCGCGAAGTCGCCTACTTGGTACGCCGGATGACGACGAGGGCTGCCCGGTGAGGCGGGGTGATTCGGTGGTCGACGGTCTCACCGGGCGTCTCGGTGTGGTGGAGGAGGTGCGGCCGCACGAGATTCGACTGCGCCCCTTGCCGGAAGGCGCCGGGCCGGCGTGGAGCACCACTCCGGCATCGGTACGCCGTGCTGAAGACCGCGAGGTCCTGACCGCTCTTCGCCCTCGTCGGCGGGAGGCCCGGTGATCACCCGGACGCTGTGGGACGTCGTCTGCACCACCCGGACCGGCGGCCGCGAGTGTGAGGCGGAGGCCAACGCCCTGCCCTCGAAGGCACGGGCGGATGCTTGGCGCGACCGTCACCACCGGGAGACCGGACACACCCACTACCTGCGCGTCCAGGCGGACACCGAGGACCTCACGCGGCGCGTCAAGCCGCCCGAGCGGGTGGTGAGGTCGGGCCTGCGCGCGGTGGAGGACCCAGAGACGCAGTAA